GAAGTAGTTAAAGAAAGCAAAGAACTAAATTCAGATGAAACATTTAAGAGTGTTGACTATGGTAAAATGGTAGCAGTCTTAATAAAGGCAGTACAAGAACAACAAGTTCAAATAGATGAACTTAAAACACAAATAGGAGAATAACATGGCTAAAGTAATAGCAGAAAAAGCTAATGAAATTGAATCATCGCCAAAGCAAGTTGAAATCAAACATACTAAAGTAATGCAGAATGCGTCAGGCAATAATGTTACTGTAATTGATTTCATTGAAACTAAAGGTGTTGATGAAGCAATTTCAGAAGCAGAAGCACAATTAGTAACTGCAGAAGCAAGAGTAGCTGAATTAGAAGCAGACATTGTTGAATATAAAGCAATAAAAGGTTAATTAAATGCCAGTAACTGGTGCAGCACTAAACAATATTGGACCAATTAGAGTTAGAGGAAGTAGCGTTCCAGCAGATGACCAAACTTATACAGATGGTTTGTTTTACTGCGTACACGGAGATGCTCCTTTTGATGATGCTAATTTACCAAGTCAGACTACCAATTTTAGTTTAAGTACTTTAAATGGTCTGGTAAATAGCTTAGCAGTTAAACCAAACTATAGTTCGGGTTCAACTAATAAGGGGTTAAATGAATGTAGGGGTGCTATGCCACAAGCAAATGGTGGACCTGCACCATAAAGAGCACTTGAATAAATAATATTTATTTAATATATTCTAACAACTATTAATAGTAAATAAGGAGAAATAAAATGGCTAAAGAAAAAGTAGAGCAACAACAAGAAATGAATTTAGAAGACACTCTAAAATCTATTGAAGCTCAAATAGCTGAATTACGTGGTATGCACAACTATATTTCTGGTTTGAAAGAACAAGGATTTAAAGTTGTACCTCCTGTAAAACAAGAGGAAAAATAGAAGGGTGGGGGGAGCTAGTCTCCCCTACACTAACATTAAATTTGGAGTAAAAAAACATGGAAGTTGGAAAAGGAACAAAACTAACATTCAGTATAGAAACTTTTGTGAGTATATCTGTAACTATATTCATGATAGTTGGTTTGTGGTTTAATCTTCAAGCAGAGATAGAACTTGCTAAAGAATTACCAGAACCAGAAGTATCACGTATGGAATATGATTTGAAGGACCAAATGGTTCGTGATTCGATTATGAATACAGAAGAAAAGGTAGAAAAACTTGAAGAGAAAGTAGATTCAGTTAAAGATGACACAAGAAGTATTAATGAAACTCTTCTGAACATGAATAACAATTAATGAGGTTTAATGATGAACAACAAATTTATATCATACTTGGTATTAACGCTTTTCTCGTCACTATCTTGTTTGCACTCACAATCTGTCAACTTAGATAATTTCGCAGAAATACAAGGGTTGAATATACAAAAGTGTGCTGTAATACAAGTTAATGCATCTTGGAATCACGCAAATCGAGTTCAGATAGAAAAATTAGCTGATTTGTGCTATGTAGCTGAAATAGATTTAACTAATAAAGTAGTAGGTGCGGTTATCCAAAAAGAATGGAAAATCAAAGTAGTCCCTACTATTATTATTTTAAAAGAAGGAAAAGAAGTAATGCGTTATGAACCTGGTATTAGTATGAGGTTTGACGAACGTGAAGTTTTTGATAAGATTAAAAAAGAAATTAAATAACAGGAGAAAATATGATAGAATTTATAATAGGATTAGTTTTAGGATTTGGGTTGCATTATGCAATTTTTTGTTCAAAAGACCTTAAAAATAAATGTGTAAAATGTTATGATTTTATGCTATTAAAAAAGAAAGTTGTAAAAGCAAACAAGAAAAAGAAAGGTAAAAAATAATGCCTAGACTAGATATAGTTGCTGGTATTATTGATAAGGTTGCAGGTCATGTAGACAAGTTTACTTTAGACAAACAGGAGAAAGCTGAATTGATTGCAGAAATCAACAAAGCACAAATGGAAGTCAATAAAGTAGAAGCTGGTCATACAAGTATCTTTGTTGCGGGATGGAGACCCTTTACTGGGTGGATATGTGCCACAGCATTAGGGTATCATTTTATATTGCAACCTCTATTAACATTCGTGTTATATAGTTTTGGAAATGAAATAGCATTACCAACCTTTGATATGGGAACTCTTACAACAGTACTTCTCGGAATGCTCGGGCTTGGTGGAATGCGCTCGTTTGAGAAGGTAAAGAAAAGTGCCTAAAAAAGAATTAAATATAGTAGCTTTTCACGGAGGAATAAATGACAATGCTGACCCTAAGGATATACAAGAAATAGAGTTAGTTAGCGCTACTGGAATAAATTGTTCTAAAATTGGAAGAATAGTAGGCTTAGGAAATACTCATGCAACTTCAATAGAATCTCAACAATCATATGATATAGAAAAAGGATATGGTTTATTTTATTATTCTACGGACCACCAATATGATGGAAGTCTTGGAACTCAAGATTGGTTAACATATTTTCATAAAACTGATGGTAAAGTATATTTAAAGACTAAAGGAGCTTCAAATTTTCACAATTTTACTTTAGGAGCTGGAGCAAAACCTAATTATTTTGTAGGAGATGGGGCTTTGAGAGTTTCAGATAGTACTTTTACAAGAGATACAATGTGGAGAGGATTTGTAGATAGTAAATTGTTTCAATATGACTCAAATAAAACTGATTATTTGACTATAAATGAATGGGTTAATACAGCTCAACAATTAAAAAGTTTTGATGATTTATCTGTAACTTTAACAACATTTGATGCTAGTTCTGCTAATCCAGGGACAAGTAATATAACTGATGTAACTTTAGGTAGTGCTGGTCATATATGTTTATCATATTGGAAAAATGATGATGGAGATTGGAATGGTAATTATCAGTTTGCAGCAACTCCGATGTTTAAAGGAAATCAAGAAGGTCCTATGAGTGTTATAGCTCAAGGTATCAATTTTTACGACAATCAAGTGTCATTTCAAGTGTATGTATCTTTAGGAGACCAGACTTGGAGTGGTACAAATTTTACTCAATTATCAGATAATTCAGCCCATCCTTTAATAGATGATAGGATAATAGGAATTAATTGGTATTTTAGAAGAGACGCTGATGACGATTGGGTGTTATTACAATACACTGATTTGTTAGAAGGAGATAAGTATTATTGGGGCGAATACAATACAACAGACCACCCTACTTATGGTATATTTTCTGGAAGCATTAATATAAAAAGTGGAAATAATTTAAATTTACACAAAGAAGATGATAGTGGAACTTTGTTAGGTGTAGATTTAAACGGAATAACTGTTCCAGCAGATGAAGTGGCTTCATATCAAAATGCTTTATTAAAAGTAACTGTTACAAACAATGCTACACCTGGATTTATTGGAAGAAAAGGATTTTTAAGAGCTTGGGGAGGTTTTATATCTCCAGTATATCTAAATGCAACTTCTAGTCATCCAAATGGTATTCCTTTAGATGACGCTTCAGAAGCTTATAATATACCTATTAATACTGGTGGAGCTGGAACAAGAGAATTTATGGTAGAATTATTAGACGAAAATTTATCTGTAATAGCCGCTAGTGATAAAGTAACTATTACAGTAACAGATGTAGGAACTGAACCTCCTCCTACATACGAAGAATCAGATGGTAGAAGCGGCGGAGGAAATCCTTATGGCTAAAGATGTATTAAAATTAGTTGAAAAAGCTAAACAATCATTTCCTAGATTTAGATATTACGCAGCAGGTAGTTGGGTTAGGAATGAAAAAGATTTTAAAGATTATGATATGCAAATACTTCCTCCAAGTAAATATATAACGGGAGATTGGGAAAAAGTTTTATCTATATTCCACAATCAAATAGCTGAAGATGGAAAACATATTGATGTTCATATTTTTCCGTCAATAAAAGAGTTGTTACATTTAGATGGTCCTGAAATTTTTAAAATAAAAGATATGATAGTTCCAAGATATTTTTATTCAGAAAATAATCCAAATATAGAAGGCGCTAAAAAACTATTTGACAATTTATGGGTAAGGAATAGAAAAATTATAATGGACAAACACCAATCAATAGGATTAGCTAATTCTAAATACATAGTGAGGGAATTGTAATGTCAAAAAGAACAGCATTAATGAATCCAGGGAAATATCATTTAGGTAATTTATTTATATTCCCCCCTGTGCAAAATAGAAAATATGTTGATGTAAATTTAATAAAAAAAATTCAATGGAAAACAAGCGTTTTAATTAATAGAAGAGCTTATGTTGCTAATGTAAAAGTTGTAGACAAAGACAATACTTCTCATATTTTTACTGATAGTATTTTTAAATCTAAATCCAATAAATTTGATGTTTTTACTATGGATAGAAGAATAGATGTAGCTGTTGGGGATGGAGAAGAAATTGTAAAATTAATAGGATATGCTGATAGATTATTGCAATTCAAGCAAAATACTTTACACGTTATTAATGTAAGTGGTCAAGCAGAATATTTAGAGGCTACCCACAAATATAAAGGAGTTTCTAACCCTAATCAAGTTTGTGAAACAGATTTTGGTGTTGCGTGGTGCAATAATAATGGAGTTTATTTTTACAATGGAGAAACTGTAACTGATTTATTTATAAAATCTGGAATAAAAGTTATATCACAAGAAAAATGGGATGCTTTTTATAACGACTCTAATGAAACTATGATAGGTTATTCTCCAGCTGAAAAACAATTAGTATTATTTCAAGATGTAACAAATGGTGACGATGTAATGGTTTATGATATGATTACAACGTCTTGGGTAGAAGGTGGCGGAAGAACTGAAAATAAAGAAAAAACTAATTTTGTAAATATTTGGGATGGTAGATTAGCTTTTGGATATGAAAACAGTGCGGGAGCAACTACTATATCTCCATGGAATCCTTCTCCTACTAGAGCAATTACTCCTTTTGCTATAGAGACAAAAAATCATAATTTTGGAACACAAGCCAACAAAAAAGTAACTAAAGTATATATTACATATAAAGGAGGCAATGGACCTGATGATACTGAACAAGATGTTACTACAAAAATATTACCTAAATTTTCTACTAATGGTCAAGATTTTGATGGAACATTTAAAGATGCTGACGGAAATAATATAACTGATATACCAGGTAGCGTAAATTGGACTGAAATAGAAATGTTAACAGATGGTAATGCCAATAATGTAAAGTCTTTTGCTGTAAGATTAGAAGAAGTTTCTAGTCAAAGTGTTGTTAGTGATATACAAATTAACGATATAACTATAGTATATAGGACTAAGAGTGTCAAGTAGAGAGAGACAACTTAGACATTTAGCTCAATCTAAACCTAAATTTAGAGAAGATATTCCTGACAATGATAGCGGTAGAGATGGGGATATTGTATATGTAAAACGAAACAATATTACTGAAAGCTACATTAAAGAAGATGGGGAATGGATAAATTTATTTACTGGTACTGATGTTCAAAGAACTGCGCAACAAGGTGGTTCTAGGGTAAGAATGATAGGGGGAATGTCTGTTGCTGTTCCGAGCGGTGGAAGCGGAAATCACAATTTATTATTAAACCTAGACGATGACGACCACACTCAATATGTACACAACATAGCTCCTAGAACTATTACAGCTAATCATACTTTTTCAGGCAATCCATCTTTTAGCGGTCAACCAGCTTTTTCTAATATAGATATTAATGGTGGAGATATAGCAAGTGGAGTAGTAATTAACAAATCTCCAGTAGTTAATTTTAATAGTGGAGATGTTCAAGGTTCTATAACATTAAATAGTTTAGCTAGTGGAACTGGTTCATTAACTATACAAACCGATGCTGTAGAAGGTTCTATGATAGCTGATAATGCTGTAAGTCTTACTACTCACACAACAGGTAATTATATGGTCAATGTAACAGGTAATAGTCAAGTATCTGTTAGTCATTCTCAAGGCGAAGGTTCAACCGCTGCCTTAAGTATTACAAATGATTCTATAACAAACACACAATTGCAATACAATACTGGACAACATTTAACTACAAGTTCTAATGTTCAGTTTGGAAACATAAGCGGTAGCGCCATTACTGGAACAACATTAAATACTGGTCATGGAGCAAATGAATTATATCCAATGAATCAAGCGGTAAGAACTACTGACAATGTTCAGTTTGGTGATATAGTTGTTTCTGGAGACGATATAAGTTCAGACCCTTATTCATCAGGTTTTGCTGGTAGTGGATGGAAAATAGACAATACATCTACAGCTGAATTTAGTGATTTGATATTGCGAGGAAGTTTAACAGTATATGAACTATTAATACAACAAATAAGAGCAACCAATGGTAATGTATTTATTACTAGTAGCGCTAAAGTAGAAAGCTCTAATAGTTTAAGCGCTAGTGATGATGATGGTACTATAACATTTGAAGCACCCCAAAACAATTTATGTCCTTTTGTAGCTAACGATATTATAATGATGCAAAAAGTTAAACCTGGAGCTGCTGCTTCTGGTGCAAATATAATTAAAAAATTAGTCTACAAGGTAAGTTCTGTTTCTAATAATGTAGCAACAGTAACTAATATAGGATACAACAATAGCAGTTTTCCTGAGGCTGGAGATGAATTTGTTCGCATAGGAAATACAAGTGTAGCAACTAGACAAGGAGCTATATATTTAACTTCAGATGATTCTAATGCACCCTTTATTGATATTAAAGATGGTGTAACTAGTTATGCTGATTGGAATGACGCTACAAAAACTAAGGTGCGAATAGGTAAACTTGATGGCATCACAGACACTAACGCTGGACTAAATGGTAGTCAAAGTGATTTATATGGATTATATAGTGAATCTGTTTATTTAAAAGGACACATATATGCTACTTCTGGTGAAATAGGAGGCATATCAATTAATGCAGGAACTTTAACTATTGCAGCTTCAGATATATCTGATGTTAACGCTTACACCACAGGACAAGATAAACAAAAATTAACACAGCTTTTAAACGATAGTCCTACTGGTAGCGGTTTCTTTTTAGATGCAAATAAATTAGGATATTATACAAATGGAGCTTTTAAAACATATATGGCTCGTAATGGCGATTTTGCATTAGTACAAACTGGTGGGAGTGCTAATAATACATTAACATGGGATTCTAGTACTGGTACTTTAAATGTAACTGGAGTTATTACAGTAACTAATACTGGAGATTTTGCTCCTACAAATGCTGAAGCAAATGATTCTGCACAAAATAATCCAACTACATATTCTTTTGGAGGTAATAGCGGCTTTACTTTAACTACAAATGGAACTCCTACTACTGGGTTAAATATTACTTCAGATTTTATGGGGTATTATGATGGTGCTTGGAAAACTATGATAAAAAATAATGGAGATTTTTTCTTAGGAGGAACTAGTGGTTCTTTAGTATGGACTCACGCTTCAAACACTTTAGCGATAAAAGGTTCTTTAACAGCAGAACAAGACGCACAAAATAAAGTAGAGATTTTACCAAACGATAGTAGTAAAGCTACTCTTACAGTTAAAAGAGCTAATGTAGATATATTTGAAGTAGGTAGTTCTACTCAATCCTTTGCTTATAATGATTTTATTGTAGCTGATAGTGCTCCTAGTTGGGGTGGGGGAACAAGTGATTTATCTGGTTCTACTGATGTAGTCTATGCAAAAAGATTATCTTCTGAAGACCAAATAACTAATAATATTATAGCTAATAGATTTTTTAAAGTAGATAGCACAGATGCAACTAAAACTAATTTTTATGTAAAAATAAATGATGATGATTTAAATGCTACCGCAGTAAACGCTACTCCAGTAAATGCAGTATTTAGTATACAAAAAGATTATATAAGCGATTTTAGTACTGATAAATACATTAAACAATCAATGTTGTTTGATACACAAATAGATTCTGGTCACGCAGATGCTAATAATATGAGGTTTACTAATTCTAGTGGAGTAGGAACAAGCATCTATCAATTCCAAGCAATAGTAAAAGATACTGCTACTGGCGATAACTATGCAGACGGAGCTTTATGTTTAATGGGATTAGATGTAGATGTAAGCAATTTAAATTCATTAGATAGAGATGATTTTGTGTTTATACAGGCTAAAAATGGGTCTACAAAGAAGTTTCAGGTCCAACACGATGGTGATGTAGTCTCAGCTGGAAATATCACCGCATTTGGCGCATCTGGTAATTTTTTAAATGTATCGGATATTAGACTTAAAAAAGACATAGAAAGGTTAAAAGATTCTTCTGAATTAGTTATGCAATTAAAACCTAGTACATATAAATGGAAAGAAGATAATTTAGAGGATGTAGGGTTTATAGCACAAGAAGTAGAAGAAGTATTACCTAATGTAGTTCATGTTACTCCTGGATTTATAGGAGATGATGAAAAGGTTAAAACTGTATCCTATATAAAGATTATACCTTATTTAGTTGATACAATACAAGAATTAACAAAACGCATAGAGGAGCTTGAAAAATGACATTACAACTTTCAGGACCTATAAGTTTTGGCGATATTAATGACGAAATGAATAATAATAATAACGATACATTAGATTTAAGAAGCGCATCAGCAGCTTTTAATTTAACAACTCCCGATAGTATGGATGAATTTTACGGGTTATCATTAGACCCTGAATGGTCAAGTGTATTTGGTAACTTTAGTTTTTCTACATATTATGATTCATCTGGAAGTACTTTTAATATATCTACTAGCAAGACAGCAGTATTAACTAATGGGAACAATGGAACTACTACAATTACTTGTGGAAATCCTGTATTTAGTGGTTTAGGTACTAATGTAGGGAATATGCGTGTTAGAGTAAGCACAAGCCCTATATCTAATGGAACTACAAATAACGGAAATGTTTCTGATAGTGTAAGCATATCATTGTCTAGTAGTCCACAAACATTGTATATGAGATTTTATGTAGATTTTCCTAATGATACTGTAGATGCGAACTCCTATACTGGAACTTCTACAATTACTTTATCTAACACTCCAAGTGGCGGTAGTACAGAATCTGTAACTAGAACAATTACTATATATGTACAGATGGATGAAGAAGGCGGATAAAGTTGTTGAATTTTAATAATATTAACTGTAAATTAGATATAAAATCTGTGAGGAAAAATGGCTAAAGTTAAATCAGCAAGAAGACGAGCTCAAGAATCAATAGCAAATTATCAAGGAACTATGTACGATGCTATGGCTAATGAATATATATCAAATTTAGAACAAGACGATTACGTTCGTAAAGGTCAAAATATCTCCGATACTACTAAATTGGTTGCTCAAGCTGGAAAGCTAATAGATAATTTTTATCAACAAAAAGAAGAAAACGTAGAATTTGAAGGTTATGTAGCAGATTTAGAAGGAGCTACTGGTGAAAAATTTAAATACGAACACGCTAGTTTTTTAGATGTGTTGTCTGGTAAGAATAAATTTGGTGAAATGTTCGAAGAAAAAATGACTTTCGGTGGAGAAAAAGTTACAAAAGGTCAAATAGAAGCAAGAGCTAAATTGCTAGACCCTGAAACTATTGATAGAAGTTTATCTTCTGGATGGAAATATGGAGATGAAACAAAAGCTTTGTCTGGAACTCAAAAAATAGGCTATAAAGCAGGTGCTTTAATGGACCGAGAAGTATCTAATACAGTAGGAAAAATGATTTATGAAGGTCAAGGTTTTCAAGCATGGTCTACTAGAATGGCAGTATTAGACGATTTAATGCAAAGTGAACAAAATGCAGTTAATAATTGGTTCGACAAAGATGAACAAAAATTGTTTTATCAACAAAAAGATATTTATGAAGCTGAAACTTCTACTGAGGCACAAAAAGATGCAGCTTCTGATGAATTAATGAAAATGTATAAATCTGTTAGCGAAGAAGTAAAAGGCACTAGAAGAGTACAATGGGATGATATAAAAAGTTTTATTGAAGCAAGAGAGTCTGAAACTAATTACGATATAGGTAAAAATTATACAGATGATGGAAAATTGGCAAGTTATGATATAGGTCCTTATCAAATTAATACTAATTGGATAATGCAAGGAGATGGTTCTTTTGAATTAACTCAAGATAAAACTCCTTATGCCTTATATGATAATATAAATGAATATTTAGATACAATAACAGATTTTGAAACATTTGAAGACAGTTCTTTTTTTGGAGAGCGTGAAGGATTCTACGATAAAACTTTAAGTGCAAATCCATTAAAAAATATAGATTGGGCTGATTTAAAAGGAGATAGAAGTATATTTAAAAAATATAGAAATGAAGAAGTTATTGACCCGTTTGAAACAGATGAAGAGGGCAATAAAAGAAAAGAAGCTTTATTAAAAGCTGGATTAATTAACGAATATTGGGAGGTATACTAATGCCTGCATGGTTAGCACCAGCATTATTTGGTTTACAAGTTGCTGGAACAATTGGTCAAGGAAGGAATACAGCAAGAGCTTCTAGAGCTAAGATAGCAGCAGCTAAAGCTCAATTAGCTGACAATGAAACAGCTAGAAAAGAATTAAATATTGCTACGGCTCAACAAGTTGAAGCTTCTGAAGTAGATTATTTATCATCATTTGAAAATGCTGGTTTTAAATCTAGAACATTGGCTCAAGAATTAGATAGAAATTATGAAGCTGGTTCTGGTGCGCAAGGATTTAGCTTTAGCGGTCAAGCTGCTGAAGAAAATAGATTAGGATTAGAACAAGTTAATGAAAATTTTACAAACACTAGAAGAGATATATTAAGAACTTTAGACAAAACACAAGCTGATATATTTGCTTTTGATTTAAAAGAGAAAGCTAGGTTGAGGGCAGAAGACACAAAACTAAAAGCTCAAATAGGTATGGCTAGTAAAACTAATAGCACTATGTCGGCTTTAGGATGGGATATAATTTAAATGGCACAGGGAGCAGAAGTATTAGCAGTATTAAACTCTATCTTTGAAAACAGAAGACAAGAGACAAGAGATGATAGAGCTTTTGAATTGGATACTCTTAAATTTAGAGAAAGCCAAAAAATAGCTAAACAAGAATTAGCTTTTAAAAGTCAAGCTCAAAGCCTTGCAATGCAAGAATTTGCTCTAAAGAAAAAAGCAGCATTTAGCAATGAAATAAAAGAAATACAAAAACCTCTTATAGCTGGTAGAAATTCAAGACTAGATTCTATATTTAAAAGTCTTATATTGCCTGAATTAACAAACGAGGATAATGCTATTATAGAAATATCTGGTACTGGAGACAAGGCATCTACTACATATAGTTTAGAAAATTTTAACAAACTTTATGTAAATAAATACGGATTTACTAAAGAACAATCTTCTGAATTATTTGGTCAATTAACAGGCTATCATCAAAATGAAACTAATTCGCAATTAATGGTTGATTATATGGAATCTATGATAAGATACAAAGGAGAATTGCCTCCAATGTTTGACGAAGTATTAGAAATGAATATGCAAGTTAAATTATTAGACAAAGAACATTCTGATATGCAATTAGGCGATTATAAATTTAATGAATTAGCTCAATATTTGAATCAAGAAGATGTTGATGAATTAGTAGATATTGCAGAAGAAAAAGAAAAAGAATTAAAAGAAGAAGCGAATTATGTTAGCGATGATATAAATGTTAACAATGAAACAAAAGAATTATTAGATGCATATACTCAAAATTTAGGAATTAAATTAGATAAAGGTCCTGGAAGTGGAAATACTGGTAATTGGGTTTTAAATATGGATAATTTAAATTTTGATAAAAGCAATTGGGGAGAAATAGATAAGGGAATGACTTTTGGTGAAAAAGAAGCTATATTTGAAACTAGAATGAATGAAGTTAATAATGCTATATTGCAACAACAAGGCGGTATAAAAGATATTGTGGACTATAGAAATAATTTAGAAAATGATGCAAAATTAGGTGGACAAATACAATTAGATAAATTTAATCAAAGCTCCAAAGCGAAAGCGATAGATGATGCTATAGAAAGATTAAGACATAATACACAAATATTACAAAGCGAACATTCAATGTTATCCGAACAAGAAGAATTATACGAATCTAAAAGACGTGGTGAAAATTTTGATAAGTTCTTAGAATTTGGTGACAAAACAGACTATTATTTAGGCTCTATAGTAAATATGTGGGGCGGTGCTACTGGAAATAAATATGAAGGAAAGCTTGGCTCAATCCCAGGCTTGCCAAGATACAATCCAGATACTGAAGTATTTAGATATGACAATGAACCAGATAAAAGAACTGCCGTTGGAGATATAATGTATGGCGGGAAAAAAATGACTAATTTTCTTACGGATTGGTATGAAGATGTCACAGACTATCAAGAAAAGAAAAATAAATAATAAAGTATGCCTACTTTAGAAGAAATACTAAAAAAGCGATTTGAAAGCAATGTAGCTGGTGTTAGTCAAAACACTAGAAATATTGTGCAATCTGATAATACAGCTCAATCTAATACAAACCCACAAAATCGTGGAATGAATTTTTATTCTCAATCTCAACCAGCTCAAATAAAAGAAAAATCTATGTATCAAGGTTTAGGTGCAGGTATGTGGGACTTTACAAGAGAATTTGGTGAAGGTTTATTTGATACAGCTACTTTTGGAGCAGTTAGTGCGCTTTCAGATTGGGAACCAGAAGACGATAAAGTATCTGAAGCTGCGAAATGGGGTGGAGATATTGGTACCGCAGCTGGTTTCTTAATACCTTTTGGAGCAGGTAAAGCAGCTATTAGTAAAACTGTTCAAGCTGTTTCTAAAGCTAGTGGTGTAAAAATAGGTAAAAATATTGCAGACGATGTTTTTAAACAAAGTGATGATTTAGGTATTGCCTTTGCTAAGAAAAATCTTGATGAAGGCGCAAGTGTTGTTGCTGATGATGTTACAAAATTAGGTATTGCTGGAGCTTTTAAAAAACACGTTTTAGATGAAAAATTAATTAAACCTTTAGCTGGTTTTGATGATGCTTTAGCTGATGCAACAAAACGAAAAGCATTTTGGGAACAAGTTGATGATGAGGGAATGACTATTTTAAGAGAATTTGCTGAAGCAAAAGGTTTTACTGTTACTGAAAAAGCCGCTAATCAAATAAATAGCATTGTAGTAAATTCAATAGCAAAAGGTGGAGGTAGACCTGTTTCTAATTTAGCTGGGTTGGTTGCTAAGAAATTAGGAGATGGTAAAAAAGCATCTTTTTATTCTCACATGTTTGAAGAAGCTATGGTTTTTGCAGCAGTTGACAATGTATTGCATGGGATAGACGCTGCAGCTGGAGAACACGATTGGGACCCACTTTCTACTACTACTCATGCATTAGCGTTAGGACACGCTTTAGGAGCTGTTAGATTTATACCTGGTGGTATCAAAGGTGGTACTATGGGTATTTTTAATTTAAAAGGCGTAGACAAAGTAAGAGCAATAATGAAAGGAACTAGCGCTAAAGGATATAATTTAGGCACAGATGCTGGTCAACAAGCTGTTGGTAGACAATTTAGCGTATTAGGAGGTATAAATAGCACCGAATTAGGGGGAGTAGAATTGAGTAGAATTGTTTCTAGCTATTTAACAAGAGGTGGAGCAAAACCTGGACAAAAAATTAGTAAACAACATATTGAAAGATTAAGAAAATTAGGTTTAGACGAACCAGACCCAGTAAGTATTTTGAATAAATTAGATAACGGGACTAAAGAACAAAAAAAAGCGGCAGCTGAGTTAATGAGAGATGTAATACAAAACGTTCACGGACAAGCTAGAAATCAATGGAAATCAGAATTTAAAAAAGCATTAAAGCAAGATTGGTTAGGTGGAGGAGAAGCTGGTATAGGTAGTATGCCTCGTATGCTTATTGGTGGAATTACTATGGCTGGAGGTCCTGGAATATTTATGGATGAAAATTTAACAATGGGAGATAAAGCTAGAGCGTTGTTAATTGGTGCATTCTTATTAAAACATGGAAAAGAATTAACTTATAAAGATTACAATACAAAAACTTGGGAAAGATATGAAGGAACTTTTATGGGTGGTCGTAAACCTATGGGTTCTTTTAGTGAAAGATTTAGAGATGCTGATGTTTTAGTTAGAGCCTTAGGTGGTAAAATGGAAAGCAAAAACAATTTAATGTGGGGTGCTTTGCAGTATCAAGTATATAATGATGCTAGACATGATAGACACATGAATCAGAATAGTGAAGGATATAGTAATCCTGAAGTTTTAGATGGTCTTAAAAAATTATGGGAATTTAAATCTAATGAAAAAGCCGATGATATGTTTAGAGTAGATTTAGAATCAGAAACTTCTCAAAGAACAATAGAAAAAAACAAAAGAGGTCCTCAGGTAGAAGGAGAACTTGGTTGGAAATTGCTTTATCAAAGAATGGCTACAGACTCTAAATTTGATTCTATAGTAGGAGAAGGAAAAAGACCTAAAGATTGGAGCGAACTTACTGTAGGACAAAAAAAGGTTTATATAGAAAAAATGAAAGAAATGAATTTTAAGCCTGGTATGAGAGGAATTGTAAAAATGAATAAATTGTATCATTCAGCAAATCATGATTTATTCGACCTGGTTAAAAGCAATTTAACAGATAACGTTAAAGAAATTGCTAATATTTTAAATAATGAAGGTAAAGTTCCTGATAAATTATGGGAATTTGATAGCGAAACAAAAACATATACTTTTAGAAAGATAGAAATTAGTGAAGTAATTGGTAAATTAAACGAAGTGCAACAATGGCAAGTTATTCAATATAACCACATGATTAATGCTATAGCAAAACATGGACCGCATAAAATAGCTAAAGAAAAAATTAAATTCAATGACAACACTATGCCAGGTAAAGAAGCTTGGGATAGCTTTGCTAAAAAAACTATTTTAGCTAAACAACAAAGTAATAAAGATTTTGGTATAGGAAAAGAATCTCAATTTGAATATTCAGATATGTGGTTTCAAAGCGCTTTTAATTATCATGAATTTTATAGAGTAAATGAAGTTTCTATGAAAGAATTGGATAGATTTGTTGAAAAAAATCCTGAAATAATAGCTCTTTTAAGAACTACTGGTTCTGATATGGCTGATGCTTCTATTGCTTTAAAAATAAAAATTAAAGAAGCTAAAAACGATAAAAACGAATCAGCAAAAGATATGGAAAGTAATTTAAATGATTTCTTGAAAGCTGTAAGGTTGACACAAAGAAGTGCTGGAACCTTTAGTGCTGGAGCAGTAAAAGAACTTACTATGAAAGATGCTAGAAAAATTATGAAATCTTTAGAAAATCATAAAGAACCTATTTTAGCTTTTAAAAATTATAATGATAAATATATGGCTAAACAAAGTAGAGAAGCTGCTTTAAATTCCAAAAAGAATGAATTATTAGATGAAACTTTAGTTCTAGATAGTGAAGGTAAAAAACAGCCCTTAACTGATGAAGATTTTAGAATAATTGAAATGTTAGAAGCTGAAAATATTATTTTACCTGGAACATTTACAATAAGAAGTTGGGCTAGAGAACTTTTTGATATTTCAGATGCATTGAGCAAAAAAGGAACTCCATTAGAATTTAAAGATAACACAGAATTTTTGAAAATATTAAAAGAAAATGGAGCAGATGCAAAAACTATAGAATCTGTAGAAAATTTATTAAAACTTGAATCTTTTGCAGGCTCTCCAAAAGCTATTCAAGATGTTATAAAAGTATACGAAAATAGTATTAAAAGATATATGCGTAACGAAACTAATGGTACAGGTATTTTAGAAAATTCACCTGGTGAAAAAATAGCATTAACTGAAATTCAAATTAGAGAATTAGTTGACAATATTAATAATTTAGAAAACGGAGGACAATATACTTCTGAAAAACTAATGCTAGAAGCGCTCAGAAAAGAATTTTTAGAATCTGGTAGAGATTGGAGTGCTTTTGAAAATGAAGCTAAGGCTAAAAAATACATATTATCAGCTCTTACCAGTGGAAATTTAAAAAGTAAAGATGCAGTAGACGTTGTTGCCTTGTCTATGGAATGGGGAATTTATGATTTTTATGGAAGTAAATTTAAAAAACTAAACGAGACGCAATGGCAAGGTGTTTTTGAAAAAATGAAAAAAGCTGTTGATACTCAATGGGTAGATTCTGAATCTGTTATACAAAGAAGATATGAAGAGCTTTTAGACCAAAAAGGAATAGACCCTGGCGAATATAATAAATTAGATATAGAGCAAGTATTAGCAAATAATAAGTTTGATAAATTTGCCGTTCCTAAAGATTCTAGATTAAGTCATAAAGCATATATACAAAACAAATTTATGAACGAATATAATTCAGATATAAATAAATTCACTACAGACTTTATGCAAGATTTTATAAAAAACAATAAAGATTCTAGAGTAACTGATTCTGAAATGGCGAATACTGTAATCAGTTTATTAGCTGAAAACAATAAAAGCATAAGAATTAGAAAATATAAATTTAACGCAGAAAGTCCTAATAAAACAACGCACTCAAATGATACTGTTAGAAAAACTCATGTCATAGATAGAATAGAAAGAATGTTTGGTCAAAATGCTGAAATTGCAATTTTAGAAGGAACAAATGTTACTTTTGGCGGTATGCGTGCAAGTTTGTTTAATACAGATAATAGAATCCAGGTAGGAGATGCTATGTTGTCTGGACAATATAGAACTCAAAACGAAAAAATGGATTTGTATGGAGATGGATTTGAATTTGGAAATACTTCTTATTTTATGTATCAATATGGCGGAAATAAATACGCTTATTTAATTGAAAAAAGTAACTCTTCTATAAAAACTATGACTACAGAATATAAAAATTATTTAAATAGATTAGAAAATGAAGGAGTCATATCTAAAGAGGAAAAAGCAGAAAGACTAGAAAAAACTGGATTTATTACAGATGGTACAGAAATAACTTACAAAGAAGGAGCAACATCAGAAACCACTAATAATAATTTAAAGAAAATGTTAGACGACTATATTTTAGGTGACATATTAGGAGAATCTGCTTGGTGGGGAGGAATACAAAAAAGCAAAGGAAAGGAAGCTGCTAAAATATTTAAACGATTAAAACTTTTTGATAACATTTCGGCTAAAAGATTTGATACTAAAACAGTTAATGAGCTATCTGATTTTGTTTCTAAGAATCCTGATTGGTTTGGAGGAGATAAACAAGTAGGTAAAGATTTAAAAAGGTTTGCTAATGGAGAATGGAAAGAAGTTATTCTTAGAGATGAAGGGGGTAATAATACTTGGAGTTACGGAGGTCAAGACTTTGGTATAGCCGACATACATTCTGTTATGAAACAAGAAATACAAAACCTTGCAGATAAAATGTCTGAAATAGAAATAGCTAAAGCAAATAAAAAAATAAATTCAAACGATGCAGATACTTTATTAAATGGTCTACAAATAGAAATTGACAACCTAACAGGAGATATAGCTAGTGGTAAATTAGCAGACGCTTCTAATGTTAATGGAATTACATTTGTAAGCGATAGAGCATTTAAAGCATTGCAAGTATTAGCTGGACACACAGACCCTGGTATAGGTGGAATTAAACCTATAGTTTTACGTACTGGAGAAAATATGTATGTTAATAAAACAGCTTTTGCAAGAAAAAGTGAATTTGCTCAATTATTTGCTAGTAACAAAGTTGACTTTATAACATTTACTTCAGCTTCTAAAAAAATAGGAGAATATAAAGTTCCAACATATAGCTCTCAACAATTTTTCAATGGATTAAAACCAGAAGTTGTATTAAAAGGTGGACTTGATGTTCATACAATTAGACCAGAAGATATGCAAATCGTTAGTGTTAAAGCAGCTAAAAATGAAGCTTCAATAGGTATTAATCATGCTAACGAACTAACTACAAGTAGAGATAGTTTTATGAATTATGTTTGGGGTAAAGAAGGAGAAAGTAAGTTAGGAGAATTTAGAAACAAAGGTAGTTTGTGGACAAATCCAAAAAGATGGATAGAGCAAATTTCTCAATTTAAATTATGGAGAAAATCAAAAAGCCAAGAAAAAGGTTCTCAAGAATTAGATAATGCTGATTTTGCATTATTGGATATTATGGCTGAAAACAATATTCATCCAGATTTGCTAAGATTTGAAAAAGATAAAATGTGGTTTACAAATGAAGTTGAACCCTTATTAAAACCTAAATTACCTGGTGGTCAAGCAGTTTTAGTGCCAGATATAGATATTTCAGGTAAAAAAACATTAAGAGATACTATTTTAGTTGGAGATAGGATTTACGATGCTGGTGAAATATTATTACCAGATAGTGCAAAAAATACTACTATTGATGCAGACAATACAAGTGTTTGGTTAAGAGTGGATGCTGGATACGATAAACTTATAAGATTAAGTGAAGTAAAAGGTATGAAAAAGAATTATAGAAAAATACAAACATTGGGCGAATTAGCTGAAGCGTTGCCAGAAAATTACCAAGTAAATATAGTTTCAGAAAGACAGCCACATACAAAAACTTCTAGTATTATGCCTGTTGCGTTAAAAGGCTTTAAAGATAGTAGAGATGGTAATATTGTAGCATTAAATCAATCGGATTTAAAAAGAGCGGCAGAAGGTGATTTTGACATTGATACAATCAATTATTTTGCAAGTATGCCACACGATGTTATGTTAGAATACGCAGTAAATAGAGCTAGGGTTAGAGATTCCGTAGACACTATTGGATTAGGTGAAGGAAATAATATGGCAAGTTGGAAAAATTTAGATATGGACAATCCAAATAGCCAAATAAATTATTTAAGACAATTAGAAAAAGCTAAGATACAATTAGGAACTACGATGAAATCTCAAACTAATTTAGCTTGGTTTTTAAACAATGCAAGTAAAGCAGATTCTCAGTATAGAAGAATAGTAGACCCTATTTATGGTTCTGATGGCGCAGTTATGGGAAGCAATGGACCAGGTGAATCTGTAGGAGGTATGTTATTAAAATTACCAGAAAATACATATATACACTTTAAAAAAGGTGCAGATATAAATCAAGTATATCAAGAAATTGCTAATATGAATCAACATATTGTAGATATGGACAATGGATTTAATACTGGTGTATTTAAAGATACAAATAGCGTTTATAATAGAATATTCTTTGGAGAAAATGGATTATTTGAAGTGTATAAAATGTCAGAATTTAAAGTAACTGAAACAATTAATGGGCAAGTTCGTCAAAGAAGCGATAAAATGCTTGTTAAGCAAGATAGTGAAATAGATATTAAATATAAAGAAGCTATTACAAATCGTTTAATTAGACCTTACACAGAATTGTTAAATGCTTCTCAATATATATTTGATAAAGGTCAACAACAATCTCCTAGTCTAAATAATTTAATGAGACAAATTAAAGAATATAATAGTAACATGAGACAAGCTGAATATTTAATAGCTAAAGACTTAGGTGTTAAATACGAAAAAGGAACAATACTTGCAGGGTTTGGAGACAATGCTCAAATTAAATCTAATAGAACAGGAGAAGGTTTTAGTAGAACTAACATGGTATACGATACTTTATTAGCTCAAATATTACACGTAGGGGAATTAAAACTAAAAAATACTAGAGATAGCATTGTTGATAAAAGTGAGAATTTAGATGGGAGCTTAGATAAGTTTTTAATGAGTCAAGATATGATGGGAGATTTTAGTAGAAAAATTAAAAAAGATTCTGAAAAATGGGATTATGCAAATGCCTTAGAAAACAAAATTAGAGAATTGAAAAAATTAAGAAACAAGACTATGTCTAATTTTACAAAAACTCAACTTTCTGAAAAAATTAAAAATTTAGAAGAATTTAAAGATAATATTAAAGAAGAAATAGATATTGGTCCAGATATCAGGAATCAAATAGTAGAACACAAAATGAAACAAGCTGAATATGAATATTATAAAGATAATCGTAAAGCAATGGATTCAGATACTAGAAAGAAAAAAAGAAAATTATTTGAAGAACAAGTTAAAAAAGGTAAAAATGTAGTAGAAGAAATAGGTTACGACCATGAAGTTGTAAGAGCTATGGCTTTAGTAGAAGGTTTTGGTAAATATACTAATATGAGTTTCTCAGAATTGGGAATGGATAGAACTAATTTTGCAGAATTAAGTAAAGCTGCTAGTGCTACAAGACGTGATTTTGGTATTGCATGGAGTGCTTTTAGAAACGGAGAAACAGCACAATTAAGTCACCGTGATGGACAAGCTGGCGAAAAAATAGCTTTTGTAAATGAAGCACATATATATCAATATTTTACTAATAGAATGAGAGAAGAATCTGTAGGTTTTAATACTATGCAAGAACAAAATATTTATATTGCAAAAATTATGACTCCTAAAGTAGATTTTACTAGAGTTATTAAATATAAAGACTTATATTTTCCTACTCCAGAATCTAAAAGAATTGAAAAATACATAAAACTTGGATTAAGATATAATTCACAATTTTTTGGAAATCAAATGCAACTTAATTTCTTGAAAGGTATGTCTAAGTCTTATGAGATGTCATTACAGTATTTAACTACTGGGCATCCAAATTCTTTTGAATCTAATTCAATTTTAGGAGAAAGATTAAAACAGTCAAATGAAGGAGGATTTTATTTTGACCCATTTACTTACGCAGCTAATCACGGTAAAATAGATTTGATAAACGCTTTAAATCCTAATGCAACTGAATATTCTAGATTAAGCGGCTATCATCAAATGCATAAATTGTTTGGTACTGGATTAATTAAAGATACAGTTAATATGCACGTAATGAATGCAATACCTGTTGGTATGATAGGAAATGTTGGTAGACATTCTAGGGCAATATCTTTAAATGGACAATCTGACTTGCAAAAAATGAATGAAATAGATAATAGTGTATTTATAATGAGCGGTAATCGAGGTTCTGTGTTTGATGTTGGTCAACAACTATATAATTTAAACCCTTACAAATCAGAACGCTCTAAATATTCTCCTAGTGAATGGACTGCTGAAAAAAATAAAGAAAACAATAAATGGTGTGACTAATGGGAAATTGTATACAAACTGAACAAGAAAGAATTAATAAAAAAAACTTTTTAGAAATGGCTAAAGAATTTGAAACTCTTCCTGGTATAGAACAATATGGTAATCACGCTACTGGTATGTGGAAACGAATTGTTCAAATGACTAAAGAAGCTAGTGAGGGTTATGATACAGTTAAAGGTGCAAAAAATAATGCTCCTACTGTAGAACAATTAAAGCTTATGAGAAGAATTATGGATAGAGAAGTTAGGAAACTAACTAAAACTAGAGGCGGATTTGCTAAATGGCTATACCTTCCACAAGAAATATTTGGTGATGTAGATTTTGTAGATAAATGGTACGTTGATGTACAGAAATCTAATGAAACATACAAAGGTCATACGCAATATTTTAATACACAGCTTAACAACATGATTACTGAATTAACAACAGCTTCTGCTAACGCTGGTGCAAAATTTTCTAAATCTGAAAAAAAATTAAGAAAACATTATGCTAATTACAACAGAGAGAGAGTAAAAGGAAATCATGATAAAGCAAATGAAATAATGACAAACGAAATAGACCCTTTTATTAAAAGTAAAGAAGGAGAAGTGTTATCTGATTTTCATAAATTAGTTTCTGGAGGTAAGAAAAATTTTGAACAAAATAGTATAGGTAAAGATATAAATTTGAAAAGAGCTGCTGAAATATATTTAAATAAAGTTCAACCTAAGGCTACTGAAATTATGGTTCAAGGATTAAGAAACTATAGATGGTCTTTACAAAGAAATAATAGTATCTTAAAAAACTTTGAAAATTATTCTAAACTTACTAATAAAAATAATACTGGTGTTTTAGATTCTATTATAGAAAGATTTGAATCAGGAAATTTACAAAAAGATGGATATTTTCCAGTATTAAGTTTTGATGTTATGCCTACACTAGCTAGAGCATCAGAAAATATTTTTGCTTATGGAAATGGTAAAAAAAATCAAAGCGATTTTAATAAAGGCTATGATACTATTAAAAATTTAGACAAGATAATAAATGAAAATATGTATATAAATAAACATTTAGGTAAAAGAACATTAGATATAGAAGGTCCTATAGATTACAATGTTATACCAATTATAGATTCTTATGTTAGAAGTGCAACAAGATTTAATTATGTATCTTACAACAACGGTAAATATATTGATGTTATGAAAAATATAACAGATACATATAGTAAAGGTAAAAAAACAGCGTTAGACAAAAAATTAAGCTTTTTAGAGTCTTATGTTTCTGACCACTATAATTTAATAACTGGTGAAAAAGTAAATAATAGTCCTGTAGCAAGTCAAATTGCTAGAAGTATAACAGCAGTTCAATTTGCTAGTAAACTAGGGTTAAATGTTAGAGGTGCAGCTAGAAACGCTACACAAAGTATGTTTAATTATATATGGTTTGGTGCTAACGGAATGAATGAGCATAGAACTTTTAAAAAAGACGCTCAAATGCAAGAAAGATTAACTAACGGATTAGCAAATAATGGTATTTTGTTTCCAGAAATACAGGAAGTATATGGAAACTTAGCTTTAGATACAGTTTACGATGCTGGTACTGGTACATATAAATTAAAAATAGATAAAAGCATAGGAGATAGAATAGGAGATGCTTTATCTAAAGTAGCTGAAAAAAGTGGTACTTTAATGACTTTAGTAGAAAATAAAGTTAATCGTAGATATACTTTTGAATTAGGTTACGCAATGCAATGGAAACTAGATAATGCAAATCCTAGATTAGAGGCTGAATTTCAACAATCTTTAAAAAGAGATTTAAAAAGAGAAGGTAAAAAAAGAACTGTTGAAGAATTAAAAAGACCTGATGCTGAAAGAGATTTTCAGATATTTGAAAAAAATGATGCTACTGAATATCAGTATAGAATGGAAATGTGGAGAAGAAAACGTGCAGAAAATCATGGAAACAGTACTGTTAATAATCTTCATTACGACTATAGTATTACAGGTAAATCTAAAGTACTAACAACTCCTACAGGTTCGGTATTAGGACAATTCCAACATTATGGTTTAAACTTTTTTAATATGCAAAGAAAAATTGTAAGAGATGGTAAAGATGCTATGTTATCTGGTGATTGGAATAGTGCAGCTGGATGGAGAATGTATAGATTAGGTTCTATGTATGCTGTTATTAATGCAATAATTTCTCCTTTAACCAATGCAAACTGGGGAAATTTAGTACAAAACGACACTTATGAGCGTATACAAAATTATGTTGATGCAGCTTCTAGTGACCCTGAAAAAGCTAAAAAAGCATTCTTTGGTAAAGGTCCAGTATTAGGAACTGTAGGTGGTCCAGCTATTGCAGATTTAGTTAGCTTAGGAAATCTATCTGGTCTGTATGAAATGAAAGAAGGAACTTGGGCTTCTTATCTTGCTGGTTATCAGGATTGGACCGATACATCAGGAACAAGAAAAATGCAAGAACTTGTAAGAATTTTGAATACTCAGTTACATAGAAGTATATATTCTACTTTGCCTAAATTTAGAGATGGAGTTAATCTTGGTGTTATTACTCAAGGAGAATTAGGATTATTTCCTACTAGTGAAACTAGAGATGCTAAAGAACGTTTACAGAAAATACCAGGATTGGGACCTATGATAACTCCTAAAAATAAAGATAAGAAAAAATCTAAAGCTCCTAGAAACTTCAATGAAGAAGTCTTAAAAGCTTTAGATAATTTTTAGTTATAGACTTTTACAAACTTCTGTAACTATTTTTAATTGATTTTTTACTTCTGTAAGTTTTTCTTGTTGTTCTTTTGTTAAACCTGTTTCAAAATTATCCATTTCTATTTGTTTTGCAAATGCTTTCATGTCTTTTAGTGTTTTCCAAGCATAATTTCTTGTTGACCATCTAGTCGGTTTTTTAGTTTTTATCATTTTTCCTCCATTAATGCGTACATTCCAATACAGATTGCGTCTGCATTTTTTAATGTAACTTTGTGATTATTACTTGCCCAATCTTGAGCAACTTTCTTAAAATATCTTTTTCGTTCTGCATAGTCTTTTGGTATCTCTCCTCCAATGAACTGTTGCCATACTTTAGGCAATACATCTACTCTTTCTAGTTTTAATGACGCTATAATACCTAACCAAACGCCATAATTTTCACCAAAAGTAAAAGCACCTCTTTCGTAAGGTCTAGCCCACACTCTTTCTATGTATACTTTAGGTTTCTTACGACCTATAGCATTTCTTATAACTTTAACCATATCTTCAGGTTCCCTGGAAGTAGGACAATTGGTAGTGAATTGGAGGTTCGTTGAGTCGAAGAAAGCAACTGCCCCACTCCATCCAGGGTCTATAGTTATAATTTTCATTTATTCATCATTCTAATTGCTTCATTTCGGTCAAAGTATACGCTACATTTATCTCCATTAAAGCCCATATTATAAGAGCCTAATTGTCCATATCTAGCTTTTTGACATATTACTTCAATCTCATACCTATCATTGTCTCTATTGTCTACCGCATAAGGATAGTATACAAAGAACGCCGCTTCAGCAGTTTGTTCAATTACACCACTTTCCGCAAAGTCTGATAACTTAGGTCTAGGGTCTAATCTTCTTTCAATTTCTCTATTTAATTGTGATACTAATATAGCACTACACTTAATTTTCTTACAAATCCACTTATAGTCAAGCATTATATCTTCTATTTCAAACCTTCTGTCCTTATTACCTCCATCTGTACGAATAAGTTGGATATAATCATCAAGGACTACATCTGGTTTTTCTTTGCTTATCTCTTTCATGGCATCTGCGAGTGTTTTACAATCATCTAACATAATTAAGTTCTTGTATTTTTCACCAAGAGCCTCTTTCTTTAAATTGATTTGTGTAATCTCTTTGCTAATATCAGATGCTTTTCTAATTCGTTCATAACTAAACTCTTGAAATTCCATTACTAAAATCTTTTTCATCATTTCAACATTAGTCATCTCACGATTAAATAACATAACTTTCTTACCTTGTTCAAGTAATCGTTTAACAATATTAATAATCATAGTAGTTTTACCATGTCCTGGTCTACCACCTACAACTGTAATCTCACCTCTAGTCATACCACCAGCTGCTTTATCTAGCTGTTCAATACCAAAGGGTATTAAGTTAGTCCCTTCTTTTAATGCTTCTACTGTATTGGTTAATATGTCTTTAGTTTCAACTACTTTACTTGGAGCAAAATCTTTTAAATCCTGTATAATCTTTTCATGTTGATGTAAGACTTCTACAATATCATCTGTATTTTGTAAAGTTAAGTTATATAATATCTGGGAACTCTTTACCGCTTTACGTTGTATAAACTTATACCAAATGTTCTTAGCGTAAGTTTCAGCGTTCGCAGTAGTAGGAACTCCATTAGCCATTCCAGTTAAATAATATGTAGTTAAAGTATGGTCTGTGCAATTATCTCTTAAATCTCCGAATACTGTTACCGTATCTATTGGAACATTGTTTTTATAAAGCCTTGAAAACGATTTCCACAACTCTTGATGCTTAGTGGTATAAAATGCTTTCTCTTCCCTTATAATAGATTTTGCTTTTTCATAGATTTCATCACCTTCTAACAAAATACTTCCCAATAAAGCTATTTCTGCTTCTTCATTCTTGGGCATAGGTTCCATACTATTTGTCTGTTTAAGTTTTCTTTTATCTGTTATCTCTTTCATAACACCTCCGATTCTGTAAATAAACTAATTTGTCTTTCTTTTGGAATATAGTTTGTAATAACTAACTCATTCTTTTTTTCATCACTATGTAATTGACCAGCATATTTAATAGGTATTATATCTATAAAATAAAATCTATACATTTGCCATATTTCAGGTCTATCATCATAAGACACCATAAACTTTCCCCCGCCTGCATCAATTTCATCGCAAACTTCTTTTAAGCCTAAGTGGTCGTCTTCTGTAAATGAATGTATATAGTAATCATTTCTATCTGTAGCTGCAAAGTAAGGAGGGTCTAAATACCACATATCTCCTTTTTTTGGCTCATACTTTTCAATTAACTTTCTAAAATCCATATTTTCAATAAATACATTATTTAGTTTTTTTCTACTTGGTTCTAAATCAGCCAGAATATCATCATTCCATTTAGCAGCGCTACTAATTGGCAAGAAAGGGCTTTTGTTAAACGCCGTTTTCAATACAAAGAAGTACATTGCCGCTCTTTTATAATCTGGTATGTCTACTTTTGAATTACTATGTATTAGTTTTCTATAGTCTTCGTGAAGAGTTCTAGACAATAGTATATGTTTACAATAATGTCTAAACTTATCGAAATCCTCCGCTACTGAAATATACAAATTTATTATATCATTATGCAAGTCATTTAATATGTTTACTTGTGCTTTGTCTTTTCTAAAGAACATACTTCCTCCACCAAGAAATACTTCAATATATCGTTCATGACTATGAAGCTTAGGAACAAGTTGTCTTGATAAACTATATTTACCTCCATAATAAGGGAATATAGTTGGACAATCATTCTTCATTTTTTGGTCCACTTCGGTATGTAGAGAGATAATGTTCTACTTTTGGTCCGCTACCAAATGTTTTCCAAAATATTAAATCGTGTGCATTTTCATAATATTTAAACATCCATTTATCTACAACACCACCAGCATAGTCTGGATGATATTCATTATTTAAGCACATATTAGACATCATTTGATGATATACAGCTGTATAAAACATTTTATCACTAAGATAATCACCAATTACCCACCAAGGGTCATCTCCATTTTCATATATATCGCATAGTTCTTCAAAATTATATCTCTTCATTTTTGTCCCCTTTTACTTGCTTATATAAATCAATAAATGAATCATTGCTTTCTACGCCAACTGGTAAAACATGAGAACAAAGCCCAGCTTTCTTAAATCCTTTTCTACGTGCATCAGTCATTCCAACGTGTAAAGCACCTGGACCATTTCCTTCATCATCCATTCCAATAAAGAAAGTATCACCTTCATCTGTTTGAAAACAAAGCCCAGTACCTTCTTCTGGATAATCTCTATCCCATTCTTGCCACCAAACATCTGTTATTGTTCTATTTTTTAATAGCATTTGTGCTGATTGATACCACATTTTAGTTCTATCGTATTTCTTTTGTAAACTTTCTTTCACTTAACCCTCCATATGTTTAAGTCTTAAATGTTCATCTCTTAAGTGATTTAATTCAGATATATCATCTTCTATTTCACCTAATCTTGACATAAATTCATCTGTTATACCTTCTGTATCTAAATAATATCCTGTTTCTTCATCAAAAGAATAATATATATTTACACTTATAGTGTCATCTATTTGTTTTTCTTTTTCCATAATCCCTCTTTCTTCTTATTGAGCTTATATTGTTAAAATACATATATTCAAATCCAAGCTCATCTAGTTTATCTATTAAATTTGCTATTTTTTCTTGCAATTTAAATGCTTTTTCAGCGTCACTCATTTCTATGCTCCTTCAATTTATCATCAACTTTTTTAACGTTTTGGTAAAGTTCTTGATATTTATTATCATGGAAGATAATATTATTTTTATTCAAGTGTCCCTCGTGTTTAATACTCCAAGTAGTATCTTGTTTAGTATCTTCTATTTCTTCTTCTGTAGGTATATGGGGCATAGGATACTTGTCTACTCCGTCTTCAAAGTCTTCTGCGTATCTAAGTTTATAATCATCCATTTTTTCTATTTCTTTTTTCTTAAAATATCCCATTACATTCTACTCCCTGCTGTAATTTTATCGTATTTATCTTTATTGCCTCCGCATTCTTCAGCAATTTTCTCACACCAATCAAAGTATGTCATAGGTGCTACTTCATCATTACAAATATTACACCAACGTGGAGTATCATCAACACATTCTGTTACTTCAAGTGTGTTCATATTAACCCACGCTTTTTCATCTACTTCTTCTGTACCACAATAATCACATACCCACATATCATCCATATCTATTTTTGAAACTCTTTTTGCATATTCTGAATCAGTTTCTACGTGTGCTTTAATATCTTTACTCATTTGTTTCTCCATCCATAACTCTAAATTGTTCTATCCAACTATCTTTATATTTTGCTATTACTGATACTCCACAAAATACCCACCAAGCTCTACCGTGTTTTTCTGCAAACTCTTCACTAATTCTATCGTGCTCTTTTGTATAAGCATGTAAAGTTTTATGTTTGCTAAGTCTTTCTTTAAAGTTGCTTTCAAACTTCAAAGGATTATTATTTTTATCATGTAAACTTAAACTCATTCTTTCTCCTTTTTTTTCAGAACTGAGATAGCAGAGGTATAGAATGCACAGCTGATACCTTTAACTATACTATACTATCTCTATTCTGATTTAAGCAACTCACCCCTTGCAACCATAGGTTATATAGCTTTAGTTAACCTAAATTTATCGCTATAAATGGCACTAAGGGTGTATTGTCACTAATTAATAACTTAGGAGTAGCTAGTTTTGGCTTCTATAGACTTTAAGTAAGACTCACCTTCTGTTGCTACTCCTAATGATTAAGCAGCTTATAAACTCTAGAGTCTACTGGCTAATCCATCACCGCTCAAATTACTAGCAAGAGAATAAACTTTGAAGAGAGGGTCACGCTACGTTCTCTATATGACTTCTGTACAGTAGCCAGTCTCTATCAAGTGGTTTATATCTCAGGGACCTTTATTAAGAAGCTATCTCCTTTTAGGAACCTACGCTCTTGCTAATCTTGTTATTGTTGGATAAATCTGATTCTCCATAATGTGAATAGACTCTCTATCTCTATGTGCAACGTGTGTCGCTACATAAGTACAAGCATTCAATAAATCCCAATATGTATTCATATTATTATTTAAACAATACCTTGTAAAGTCTTCCATATATTGTTGTGGAATCAGTTTAGCCATATCAACTAAATGTTTACCTCTTAACTTAGTTTTTGTTAGTCTTGGAAATTCTGTTTCAAACATTTGAACTAACATAGAAACTGTATCAGTAATAGTACTATCTATTTGATTAATGCTAGTATTATTATTCTTATGTACAGCTTTCTTTTTTGTTAAGACATTACCAATTGTCAATCCATTCAAGCATACAAGCCTAAATGCACCACCCATAACATTAACAGATGTGCTACCATCGTAACTATTTGCTACTATTAATTGTGGATTTATTAAATCACCTTTCTCAACCTTAACTTCGGTTTTAGGAAAATTCCATTTCCAAATAGCTTTTGAACCATTGGAAAATGTTCTAGCTTCTGATAATTCAGCACCAGAACCTTTTAATACTTTTTGAACTTTATCAACAACTGATTTGTTGTCAACTACTTTGTATTCATCAGTCATACAAGACAATACATCTCCTGTATCTTCTCTTATGATGAATTTATGACCTGTACCAGCTACTAAAGTTCTTTTTTTACCTTCAGCTTTCATAAATGTTGCTGGAACTTCTTTAACTGGAAATAGAGTCTCCTCCATTGCTACTATAGACATCTTTATACTCTCCTCTTTCTACTTTTACTTTCTTTGGTGTTCTACCAAACTTTTTTATTTCGTTTTCTAACATCTTATCTTCATTTTCATATCCAGATATAATCATCTGTTTTAAATATGCAAATCCTTTACCTTGATACACGTGTTCACTTATATTGTATTGATGAATTGTTCTCGTTACAGATATAGCTGGTATCTGAGATATTGCTTGCAGGAAATAGAATGTTTTTTGATTATCTTTATCAGAACTAATGTTGCTGCGAATTAATTTTATAACTCGTTTCAACATTTTTTGACAGATTGAACCGTCTCCTCTTTTTTCCAAGAGAGAAATGATACGCTTTGTTGGATTGTACTTTCTTCCCGTTTCGTGTCCACAAGCCTCGCATTTCATTGTTCCTCCACTAATGTACCAGCTGACCAACTATGTTTTCCTTTATAATAACTTTCGTTAGTTTTAAAGTGATGACTATCTGGTATACTGTACACCATTACTTCTGCATTAATACCAACGCTCAATAAAACACCTTCTGTTCCATTTTGATTAAATCTTGCACCTGGTTTTAATGTTCTTATTTCTACTTTTTTACCCAATTGTAACCTCTCTACTTTCAACTAGTTTTTTCATTCTTCTTTTAGCTGCTACATTTTCCATTATACCTTCAAAATCTCCTTGCAATCTAGCTAAAGGTTCTTTCATAGTACCGTTTAATGTAGTATTTCTTAGTGTTTCAATCATAAGATTCAGTTCACTATCTGTTATTTTTAATGTAATTACTGCTTCATTCATTTTCTTTTTCCCATTCATCTTTCACAATATAATCTATCATATCTTTTGCGCTGGAACCTATTTCTAAGTTAATTTTTATACGTTGTATAATTTTATTCCAGACAGTATTAATACGCAACAATTCTTGTGCTTGTTTAAGTTTATCCAAAATTCCTCCTTATATATGCGGACTTAGTAGCCAACCTTTCTACATTGATTTTCCATGGAACTACGGATTTCACGTAGATTTAGTCCTGGACCACAATGCCGAAACAAGTCCGCATATAATTTACTAATTTAAGACTAGAAAACAAAGAGAAATAGTAAACCCACTGACTTATTTTACTTGTTTTGTACGGTGGAGTTGCGCTACCATAGAAGCTTTCTCTTTATTTTCCAATATTATAAGCTGAGTGCCTACAAATCTAGTAGATAACCGAATGTTTTAAACTAGACGAGGCACCGCCGCTTGGTTAATTACCATTTAGAATGGTAAATCATCAACACTTACTTCATCTGAAGATAATTTATCTCCGTCATCCCACTTAAATACATTAGTTACTTTAAGTGATTTACGTTCTTTACCTTCTGAATTAGTAAATGAAGTTTCTTTTAATTCAATTAAACAAGGAAATCCTACAACATCCTTTTCTTCTACTTCAGCTAGTGTTGTATCTCCAGCATCATTGCTTGGAAATGCTACGCCTAACCCTTCAAAGAACTCTTTGTATCTTCTGTTCTTCCATCCTTCACCCTCTGCTGGGCTAGGAGTCAACCAAACACCTTTATCTACACGATATGTGTTTCCTGATACAAAACCAGCACTAACAACATCACCTGTAGGTACATAATTACCATTAGAGTCTTTAGTTAGTTTTGGTATTTCAATTTCCTTTGCTTCTTCTGCAACTTTAAAAGTAAGATTAAATACAATGCTACCATTATATTCATTTGATTCAAACTTGCTTACGTGTGCAGGATAAGTTCCTTCTGCTACTGGTACAAATCCGTCTTCTTTTTCGTTGTATGTCGCTTTAGTTTCTTTCATTTAGTCTCCCCTTCAGTGTACTTTTCAATTACTTGGTTAACTTCCATTTTAAGCTTAGTCATTTCTTTAGAATACTTAGCTCCTTTTAATCCCGCAAAATATAACATAGGTGATACCCAAGTGTTATCTCCTGTTTTAACATATCTACGAGTTGTGCCTCTACCTGCACTAATTAGACCATCATCTTGCATTTTCTCAAGGTCTTCTTGTGTAAAGACACCATCTTTTACAAGCTCTTCTGCTTGTTTAAGTGTAAGTTTACCCATTTTCATCCTCCATAGGTTCTTCAATACTATAGGACAAATAACTTTGATTAATATTTAAATTAATATGTTCATTGTTTGTTTTCATAACAAATGTTAGCATTGGCTTTCCATGATATAATTTAGTTCCTGTAAATATTGCATTACGAAACTCTTTACCGTCATTTACTCCAATAGTATAACTATTATTTGTCTGATATAGTTCGTCTCTATAGTTTTCTTTTGGTTTATTTATTTCACTTAGTTTCATTTAGACGCTCTCTTTTCATCAAGTTCGTCTATGGCTTTTTTTACTTTATCCGCTTTACGCTTCAATTTCGCAAAAGCCGCTTTATAGTTAGCATCATTAATTGTTTCGTCTCCAATTTGTGCAACTATTTTAGCCTCAAACTCTTTATCGCCTATAATAGCAAGTAAATCTAACATTGATTTGTATTGCTCTTTATTCAACGCATCTGGAGGTTGAGGTAAATCTTCACCAGCATAGATATACAATCCTAATCCGTGTAATGCTATTGCTTTTGCTAAACAACGTTGTATTGAATTGTTTATTTGAAAAGCATTAGGTTCAGCTACAGTTTTATTCATGTGGTCTAATACTGGATGTACTTGTGTTCTTCTTACTGAATCTATACTTACTGTTACTTGTACAAATGCACCAGCTTCAGTACGCATATAAGGTGTTTCTAAACTATTATCAAAGAAGGTATGTACCTCCCAAGTAGCTTTAGGAAATTCCTCAAGTAATACTTTTACAGCCCAAGCCCAAGAAAGATATGTAAATTTACCTTTCTTTTCTGTATGCTCACTTACATCTATTTTACTTAATACACTAAATGCACTCATTTAAATCCCCCCATCTTTCATACAAATTGTCAAAATTTTTCATAATTTGTTTCCAAGTAACTTTATCTAAGTTTGCACTATTTCTAGCTTCAGGACTATACATATTATGTTGTGCATCTTGTCTAACTTCAAGAAATGCTATCCATTCGTCTTTGTATATTTTGTTTATTGGATTGTTATCTTTTCCGTCTCCAACTATTGCATAATTATCTTTTAACATATTGAAAACCCTCCTGATTGTTCTGCAAACTCAGCAAAGTGTTCTATGTTATCTCTGTTAATAGGATAACTAGCTGCCCAATTTCTTTCTTCAAGCAATTCATCAAATTGTTTCTTCAAATCTTTAGGATAATTCATAGGAACAATGTCCTCGTCTCCCGTCATTGTTATAGCAATTTTATTTAAAGCTTCTTTTTGTTCATTAAGCTTTTCATTATCTTTTTTTGCTTGTTGCATAGCTTTTGCATGATTATCAAGATATTCTTGAGTTTCAGGAGTTTCTAAAGCTTCCTTTAATCTTTCAGCTATTGCTACTGCTTTATCTTCAGTAATGACATAGTTATCATTGTAACATCCAGCATTCATGTCATCTTCTGTTAATATATCTTCACAATGTTCACAAGTGAATGTCCATAAAGGTCTCCACCACCAAACATTATTTCTAAAATAATTTCCTGGATTATTAGTTTCCCATTCATCATTTAATTTCCAATACTCATCATTAAGTCCTTGTTTTTCTCTAAGTTCATAAGACATAGCACATAACTCTTCATATCGTTCGCTCTTCTTATCTGAAAAGGCTTTTACTACTTGCGGATTTTCTCCATATAAATCGAATCCCATTTGTTATTCCTCCAACTTTCTTTGTTTGATTTGTTTTACTATCATTTCTGTTACTTGTTTACCTTTATCAGCAAACATTAATCTAATCCTTGTAGGCAAGACTATATCGAAATTACAAACTGCACAACATCTACCATCATTAATAGGTTCTGCATTATGTCCATAAGGGTCGTCATGCTCCTGTCCACATATACTGCATTCTAGTTTCATTTAGTTCCTCCGTATTATATAGTTTAGATACTATATAGACCAGGACAATATTTGCCCTGAAATTCACAATACTTACATTCCCAATTATATACAGGAACATTAGCGCTACCTGGCTTTAACTGCTCAGGTTCATTGTCTACCTTCTCTTGCACTTCATTAAGTTCAGTCCAGTAGTCAAATGCTTCTTCTATGTAAAAGTCAGATATTTTTTCTTCTCTCATCATAGAACTATCTTTATTATACCACATTATAGATAAGTTTACATCAGTAATATCATATTCATTACCTAAACCCATTCCATAAGTAGCTAATTGCAATTCATAGTTAATTGAAGGATTCTTGTCTGGATTTCTACCAAACTTCATTCTCCATTTCCAAGCTCCTGCAGTCTTTATATCATACACGTGTATACTATCTGTTTGTTTGTCTACAACTCCTACATCCAAATGTCCTACTACGTTGAGTTCAGGCATCTCTATGCGGTGTTCTGTAACTACATCTAAACCTTTAGCTTTATAATCTACAAATGCTTCTTCAAAGTCTGCGTGCACTAGAGTTCCAAGTCTTAATAATCTATTAGATTTTTCATCCATTGGTTCTAGTGGTAAGTCTTGAGTTCTATGTAATTGCTTTCTAAAACAACTACCAGCTGCACTAGCTGAGAACCAACCACGATGTTCTGAATATTTTTCTCTATTCTTATGTCGTAGTTTTTCTAAGTAATCGTTATATATTTTAGGTATATTTATCATTGATTCCTCCGACTACAATATAAACATATTTCAGGTTAAATACAACACCTATTCAGGCTAAGGCTATCGGGACATTTTTGATAATATCAATACAAGGAAATATTATTAAATCGGATGAATACACGACCATCCTAGTCCCGTGCCTAATTATTATACAATCCTTCTATAATTATAAAATAGTTTATCATTATTTTCAGTATCTAGCATGACATATTTACCAAAGTTTGCTTCTTTGTGTTGTATTCTTTTAGTATCAATATCAAAACCTTCTTCTCTAAGTCTAAATATAATAGCACTTAGCCTTGTTGCACGATAATGTTCAAACGCATCTAAGCTTGTAATGTTTCCATAAGTTTTTAAATGCCTTAATATTTTTAATGTCTGAGTATTCTTTTTAGTATAAAACATTAGTTCCTCTCAATCTTAATAGTTATTCTTTTCTTAAAGAATGAACGAGTGTCTTGCATTAATCTAACAAGCCAATGTGTTCTTCTGTAATTATTTAAGCCGCTCAATATAGCTACAGCCTTGGGATTATTATTAACCTTATAACCGTAAGGATGTGTGTATTCCCATTCACCATTTTCTTCGTACTCTCTATTAACTCTATTTCTATATTCTACCATCTCAAATTTGTTCATCATTTTCCTCTTCTTCTTTCTTTTTAGTTTGTGATAAGTATTTCATTTTACTTCTACCTTTAAGAACAATTCTACTTCTCCAGTCAAACGCTTCTAAGTATTTAATATGTTCTTTATAATCTTTAACAACTTGACAATTAATATCAGAACTATTGTCAAAGTTACTTAATAAGTCTGGACTAAGCTTGCTATATTTACTTTTGATTATATATCTTTTTCTAGCTTCTATAATCTTTTGTTTCTTATCATCAGCTTCATCATACTCTTGTTGCCACTTAACTAATAAAACACATTCTGCTACATATTTATATTTAATTCTAAATCTTTTTAAATCTCTATAATGTTTAGGCTCGTGTTTAAATCTTTTATCAATATTATAAATCTTTTTTATGTCTTTTCTACTACGTTGATAATGATATTTACATAGTTTGAGCTTCTTATTATATCTTTTATTCTTACAATTCTGTTTACTACAGTTATATGTCTTCCAATCTCTTTTCTTCATATCTACCTCTTTTCTACTTTGGTTTATTATACAAATATTAAAATACGTCTATAGTAGGATTACGCATTGGGAAGCTATCCCCCTACAATACCTATATGATACATCTGCGCGTTTCGCATTTTGTAGGTATCTTGATTGACATAGGTTTGCTCAGTCATTTGACCATTGCCTAACTACTCAGATATACATTAGATATCTAATTGCCTCAAGGTGGATTATGCATGATGTTACATTGTTATCCACTAATATAGCCGTATTCTAATTCTTTAAATTAAAGGGACAAGACGAGGTAAATGAGATATACTACTAACTGATATTAAGTAGAGTCTCGCCCCTTAAATATTTAATCGTGTAATTCTAATAACATTCTTAAAGCTTTGATACGTATTTTTAAATCTTTATCGGTTATATTATTAATTAATAACCTACGCATCTTTAAATCACTCATAGATATTCCATAGTATTGTTTATATAGTATTCTATAATCACTAAACAATCTATCTCTACGTTCATATCCTAATTCATAATAAGTCATATTTACCTCTTTTCTATTTATCTAGTTTATCTAATTTATCTAATGGCTACACTTATACATTAATGCCTGGATTTACATGTTCGATTTGTGCAAATATTTCATTCGTCTTACATCTCCCGTAACTGGACTTAAGCACCCTGTGCTAAATCTAAGACTCTTTACGTTTCAACTACTTCACATAGTCTACGAACGCCCATAAGAGGTATAAGCTTCACCTAATTTTAACCAGAATAGATATCCCTTACGGACACTAACGCCCACGTCTGGGAATTGTGGAAGGCCGCTAAGCCTAAAACCCTATCCTGATTAAACTTTAATTCTCTATTTTCTTTAGCCCTTCAGTTACGAAAGGCTATGACTCTCTTAATAATCTTTAAGAAAGTGTAGGACTACATCAATCATAGTCCAGGTATCAACATTATCATCTGGGCATAACCCGCTCAAACGATAATACCACATACCATTGCCCTCGTAGCTTATCCTAAGATAAGGACCACTTAAGGACTTCTCTAATCGTATATACATACATACCTCCATGTAGTTTATAGGTTAAAGTAATTCTAATTCTAGTTTATCCCCATGTTATACACATATCTCTATATATATAGGGTGTTATATCTCTATGTATCTACATTATATCCACATATTATACACATATTGCTATGTATTCTACTGTAATTAATGGATGGAAGTGTAAAAAAGAGTAAGAAAGGGAGTTTCTGTTTCAGGTACTCCCTAGACCTAGACGATTAGTCTTTTGGTGTAAGTGCATCAACTAAAGTCTGAACGCCTGATAATAGCGCGTCTAACTTAGCATCCGTATTAGAGCTAGCTCCTGGAGCTGTGAATCCAGACTGACCTGCAACCTGTGCTGCATACTGTGGGTCTTTCATCAATGACTCATGTACTTGTGCTTCAGACTCAAACTGAAGTAAGCTTCTACCATCTTGTATAATCTGATAGTTCTGTACTTTAGTTCTTACACCAGCCATCTTAAGCCTAGTGTTAGTCTGAATAGCTGACCTTACGTGTTCTATAGTATTACTCATTGATTTCTCCAATCATTTGATTTTCAACGTAAATTCATATATCAACAACCACAACTTAGGGGGTAGGGTGTGTGTATGTAGGGCTACTTCAAAATCCTACAATTTTTTGTTGCAAATAACATGGGGTATGCTTAGATTAGATGTAAACAAAGGAGTCTGTATGACGATAACTAGTAAAGATTTAAAAGGTGGCGGTGGTTTAACTGGAGTAGCTAGAAAAGAAGCAGAAAAAGCCCAGATGAATCAGAAGCTACTTGAAAATGCTATAGCGCAGGTTCAAGAAAATTTAAAGAAAAAGAAAGAACCAAAGAAAAAGAAATCTACATAATCTACTATATCTACTAGTATCTACTATAGCTACGTAGACTGCTCAAAGATAAAGTGTTTTGTAGTACAAGTCAAGGAAAAAATGTATGGGTACATCAATAAATTGGTTAGCAAGACTATCTCAAAAGGACCAGGAACGAATCTTGGGACATATTGAGCGCTTGGTTAAGCTAGAAAGGAAGTTGTCTAAACAAATCTTAGAAGATGAAGAGATGACAATGGAATATGTAGAAAATGATGGCGATGCTGACGAAGGAATCGAAAGTGTACCCATAGAAATTAATGGAATTAAACATTGGGTTCATAAGGATGTTATGTATTTGATTGAATCCTTGCATAAACAATTAGCGAAGCAACGTGGAAAGTAGAAAAATTAAACATACAAGACATTACGTTTATGATACAAACAAAGAGTTTATGAAGGACCATCCCAAAGGGATACTTCACTCCGAATGGAGAGATGCAAAGGAAGGTGATTGGGTAAAGAGTGATGATGGTCGTATTGTTCAACTTCTTAAAGTCTCCGAAAATCTATCGCATCCAAAAGATTCTAAAAATTATAAACAATCTAAAGGCTATGTAAGAACTGTAGTTGGCACATTTATCAACTCTAAGAAAACTTACATGGACACAGACTTTGAAAAACACCCAAATCGCTACACATTTAGCACCAAAATCAAGAATACTTCTTCTAGGGTAAAGGAGAGGTCCAATTGTACAAACAGAGAAAAAATTTTCGCCACGAGCGTGGCAGTAGGAAAAGATGCTGTGAGTGCTTATATGAAAGCATTTACTGAAAAAAATCGTAACACGGCTAGGAAAAAAGCTGTAATTTTACTTAAACAGGAGCGAGTAATGACTGAAATAGAAAAAACTTCAAAAGAGATAGCTAAAGAGCTAGGTATTGACCATTCATACATATTAGGTTCTTTAAAACAACTAGCTGATACAAGCGAAGACGAAAATATAGCGTTGCAATCCTTAAAAGAACTAGGAAAAGCAATCGGTACATTGGGTAATCAAGTTAAAAAAATAGAAACTGGAGTCGTAGGTATGTTCCAAGGATTTAGTCCAGACGAAATCGAAGGAGCGTCAAGAGCTATACTACCAGAAACAACTTCCGAGGAGGAAAGCAAATGATATGTCCACATTGTAGTAGTATGTTGACAAAAAAAGAAGGTAAGAAAAGAAACAAAGATACTGTTAAGCAACAATTTAGCTGTAAGTCTTGCGGTAAATGGTTTTCTATTCCTATTCCTTCTAATGTAAAAGAATACGACAAGAAACACATTGAGCCAGGAAAGTTATTTCAAATAAAAAGCGATGAAAAATTACGTGTACACGGATTAACTGATATACATGTTGGAGCTCACGAGTTTGACTTAAAGAAATTTCAGGAAGCAATTAAAGTTATATATGAAGACCCAAACGCACGATGGTTTGGTAACGGAGATATGATAGAACTGATTCCCCCTAATTATAACATAAATCAACGAGGACAGGCAATTCCACCAGAAGAACAATATCTTTCGTTCTTAAAGCTTGTTCAACCCATACAAGATAAGTGTTTATTTATAAGAGGAGGGAATCACGACTATCTAAGAAGTTTTAACATATTAGATTTTGATGTATGTAAGACTTTAGCAAGTGAAATGGATGTTCCATATTTTAGATTGCCTGGATACGCACAAATCACTATTGGTGACAAAGATTGGTTTCTTGTTAGTGGACACGGAAAAAGTGGAGCTAAAAACGGAGACACAGAATTAGATAAAATGGCTTCGGTTTATTCTGATGGCGATGTATACTTTTTAGGACATAATCATCAGTTGTATTGTAAGCCAATTGATTCATTGACAATAGAAGACGGAGAAGAAAGTCTAAAACGTAAATGGTATGTAAGAGGAGGGTCGTTCCTCAGATACGCAGACTATGCTCGTTATAGCTTTTATGGGATTCAACGTACGGGTTGGATTACTATGGAATTTACTAAAGATAGAATAAATTGTTGGGAGAACTAAAATGGCATACGGAACAGGAACTACAAAAAAAAAGAAAAAGAAAAAGAAAAAGAAAATGAAAAGATTACTGCCTCAAGCAAAAAGAACTAACGGAAAAAAGAAGACTCGTCAGGGTCAAAGTAAAAATACAAAGTTTGGAAATAAGCTTAGTCCTAAGCACTATAAAAAAAGAAAGGTAGGTCAAGGTGGCTAAAATAAATAAAAAAACATTATCTAAACATGATTTAGTAAGAGGAATAAAAGAACTTACTATGCAATTGCAAATGTTGCACAGTCATGTAATGTTAATGGATAGCGTCTTAGATAAATACATACGTATGAATAAAGACGAAGATAAATTAAAAAAATACATGGAAAAAGAATCTAAAAAAGATGCACAAGATACAGAACATAAGCAAAGCGGAAGAAGCACTTCAGTTAGCAAGTAAGGATATGATTGCTTTTGGTAAATTATTTTTACCAGACGATTTTATGCGAAGTGAAACACCTCCATTTCATTACGAGATGGCTGATGCTATTGATAACCCAGAAGTAAAACAATTAGCGGTTATTTTGCCTCGTGGTCATGGAAAAACTGTGCTAACTAAATGCTCGATTATCAAAGATTTTTGTTTTTGCCCTAAAGACGATATGCTATTTTATGCGTGGGTGTCTGCAACGCAAAAGCTTAGTACTGGTAATATGGACTATATTAAATACCACTTTGAATACAACGATAAAATCAAATATTATTTTGGTAATTTGAAAGGAAAAAAATGGACAGAAGAAGATGTGGAGTTAAAAAATGGATGTAAACTCATTAGTAAATCGAATGTTGCGGGAATTAGAGGTGGTGCTAAACTACATAAAAGATACGACCTTATCATCCTTGACGATTTTGAACACGAAGCTAACACTATCACAGCTGAAGCAAGGGCTAAAAACAGTAATCTCGTTACTGCTGTTGTTTATCCTGCTATCGAGCCTCATACTGGTAGGCTTAGGGTTAACGGTACTCCTGTTCACTTTGATAGCTTTATCAATAATCTTATCGTCAACTATGCTCGTCAAGGAGAAAATCAAAAAGATTTTGCATGGAGAGTAATTACATATAAGGCTATATTGCCCGATGGAACTTCTTTGTGGCCAGGATGGTTTCCATTAGAAAAGTTAGAAGAGAAGAAAAAATTCTACCAAGATAGTGGAACTCCTTCTAAGTTTTACCAAGAATATATGATGCAAGTTCAATCAGAAGAAGATTCTATTTGGACTCAAAAACATATAAAATATTGGGAAGGTTTTTATGAATATGATGAAAACGATAAAATGGGTTATATAGTTAATGACGGAGATAGAACTCCAGTTACTACTTTTATTGGTTGTGACCCAGCTACCGATATTGATACTAAAGAATCTGATTTTAGTGTAATAATGGTTATTGCAGTTGATGCAAATAATAATCGCTATGTTTTAGAATATGAAAGACATCGTAGTATTCCTACATTAGGAGCAAAAGACAACAATGGTAAAATATTTGATAAGAAAGGAGTAGTAGATTATATTATTGAATTGTACAATAAGTATCATTGTAGTAGCGCAACAGTAGAAGATGTCGCTATGAATCGTAGTGTATTCCAAGCACTTAATGACGAAAGGAGGAGAATTAATCGTTATGATATTAGTGTAATTCCCGAAAAACCAGGAGGAACACAAAAAAGAAATAGAATTTATTCAGGTTTATCTGGTATCTTTAGTGTAGGTTCTTTATATTTTAGAGAAAATATGTTTGATTTAATTAACGAAATCATTACATTTGGACCAAGAATGGCTCATGATGATACAATTGAGGGACTATATTATGCTAATTTACACGCTTTTCCCCCTAATTATAAACAAAATGGGACAAAAGATAAACCAAAATGGTATAAACCTAAAAGAAAAGCTAAAAATTGGTTAGTTGCTTAATGTGGAAAATATTTAAAGACGAAAACGAATATAACGAAAAGAATATCATAGGATTTCTTTCATTTACACTTATGTGCGTATTTGGTATTGTTGATTTAGCTATGGGAATTATTGGAATTGAACTTATGGTTAACGACTATATTTACAATTCATTTGTTTGGGTTACACTTGGTTCATTTGGAATTTCAGCATCAGAAAAAACTTTTAAAAAATAAGGAATAAGTTATGCCACAAGTAGGAAATAAAAAATATCCATATACAAAAGAAGGTATTCAACAAGCTAAACAAGATACTGCAAAATATGGAATTACAGACCAAATGGCAGATGAATGGTTAAAAAAGAATCCAGTAAACACAAAACATGGAGGGTACATAAAAAGAGATACTGTTCGTGAAATGATGAAGGATAGTCAATCTATGAAACCAATAACTGTTACGCCAAATGATGGGCAATTGCCTAAAGGGCTGCAACACGATATGTCAAAAGAAAATGTGTTTGCGCATCAAAGAGATTTAAAAAAATTGGGTTTTTACGAAGGAGAGCTAGATAGTATTTGGGGACCAAAATCTCAAGCTGCTTATGAAATGTATCTTAAAAATCCTCCAAAAACTAAACAAGAACTTTCAGTAGAAAAGTTGAAAAGCGGTGGGGCGTTTGGTAAACAAGGAAAACGTATATTTGACTATATAAAAAGTTTAAGAGATTAATAATGCCAAGTTTTGGAAAAAAATCACAAGAAAAATTAAATACTTGCGACCCAAGATTAGTAGAACTATTTGAAAGAGTAGTTGAAGATTTTGATTGTACTGTTTTACAAGGACATAGAGGTCAAGCAGAACAAGATGCATTATTTGTAGAAGGATTTAGTAAATTAAAATATCCAAAAGGAAATCATAACAAATACCCTTCATTGGCTGTAGATGTAGCTCCGTATCCTATAGATTGGAAAGATAGAGAGCGATTTACATATTTTGCTGGATTTGTAATGGGTATTGCAGCTTCAATGGGACTTAATATTCGTTGGGGTGGAGATTGGGATAGAGATAAAGATTTAAAAGATAATAACTTTGATGATTTACCACACTTTGAAATAAGGGATTAATATGGCTAAACGAGGAAGAAAAAATAAAGCTGACGTAAATAAGCATTTGTTTCAAAAAGCAAATAATTATTTTAGAAAAAAATGGTTTACCGATTCTCAAAAAGGTATGGATTTTTATCTGAACGAACAATTATCAGCAGAAGAATTAGAAGATTTAAGAAATGGAGGTATGCCTGATTTTATTATCAATAGAATAACTCCAGCTATTGATATTATGAAATTTTTTATTACCGCTAACAATCCTAGATGGCAGGCGATTGGAGTAGAAGGTTCAGACGCTGATATTGCTCACGTACATAGTATGATTGCTGAATATTGTTGGCATTTATCAAATGGTAAAAGTTTATTTGGTCAAGTAATACAAGACTCTTTAGTCAAAGGAGTTGGATATTTTAGAGTAGATGTAGACCCTAATGCAGACCAAGGAATGGGAGAAGTTATATTTTCTACTATAGACCCTTACGATGTTTATGTAGACCCTCTTAGTAGAGATTTTTTATTTAGAGATGCTAACTATATAATTATACAAAAAAATCTTTCTAAAAGCTCTTTAATGCAAATGTTGCCTCAATTTAAAACAAAAATATCTAAAGCTTCAGGTTCAACAGAAAGTAAACAATACAGTCTTAGAGATGTTCATGAATCTGAAACAATATTGCCAGGAGACGTAGAGAATGAAGCGTTTAAATTAGATGGAGAGCAAGATGAAATCTTAGACTATTATGAAGTTTATAGTAAAGAAAAAATTCCTTTTGTAAATGTTTGGTTAAAACAACCCCCAACAGACCAACAATTAAAAGCTATTCAATCTCAAGCAGAAGAAGAAATGCAATCTATGATAGAGGAAATGTCTGTTGGTATAAAAGAAAAAGAATTAGAATTAATGCAATTAGTTAATGAAGGCGAAATGTTGCCAGAAAGAATGCAATTAGAATTAGAAAAATTTTCTAAAGAAATGCAAATGAGAATAGAAGAGCAACGAGCTTTAATGGAAGCTCAATTAGTTCAAGCTCAAACCAAAACTGTTCAAAGTGTAATAGATAAAAGTTCTTTTGATATACAAATGAAATCTGATACATTTGCAGAGTCTGTAGTTGAATATGTAGAATTTTTTAAAACTCAAGTAAAGGTATGTGCTTCAATTGGAGATATGTATTTATACGAAAGTTTATTGCCTATAGAAGATTATCCAATTATTCCAGTTATGTATACTCATACAAACACTCCTTACCCAGTGAGCGCCGTAACTCCTATGATTGGTAAACAAAGAGAAATAAATAAAGCGCATCAAATTATGTTACATAATGCTAATCTTGCTAGTAATTTAAGATGGCTATATACAGAAGGCGCTATTGACGAAGAAGAATGGGAACAATATTCAAGTTCTCCTGGAGCTTTATTAAAATACAGACAAGGATTTGATGTTCCTAACGCTATACAACCTTTGCCTATTAACAACGCTTTTTATACTGTTACTCAACAAGGTAAAAGCGACATAGAACATATCAGCGGTATTTCATCTAGTATGCAAGGAGTAGGAGAAGATAGTCACGAAACATATCGTGGTATGTTAGCTATGGATGAATATGGAACGAGAAGAGTAAGACAATGGGTAAATAATGTAGTGGAACCAGCTTTAGAACAAGTAGGTAGAGTCTTTAAAGAGATAGCTCAATTTACATATACTAGTCAAAAAATATTTAGATTAGTTCAACCAGAAGCTGGTCAAGGAGAGGGAGAAATTCAAGAAGCTTCTATTAATATTCCTATTTATAATGATTTTGGTGAAGTTATAAAAAGATATAATGATTACAATTCAAGTAAATTTGATGTTAGGATTGTATCTGGTTCAACTCAGCCAATTAATAGATGGGCTTTGCAAGATGAATATTTTAAATGGTTTCAAGCTGGATTAATAGATGATATAGCTATGATAGAGCAAACTGATATAAGAAACAAAAAACAATTATTGCAAAGAAAAAGCGTATACTCTCAAATGCAACAACAAATTGCTGGAATGGAAGAGCAGATGAAAGACCAAGAGGGAACTATAGAAACATTAGAAAGACAATTAGTTCAAGCTGGTATTAAAGATAAAATTAACCAAGCTGAAAAAACGATTGATAGACAAGTTACTCAGACCCAAATGGAACAAAGACTTTTAGGCGGTAGAATGAAAGATACCGTTGATTTAGCAAAAAAAGAATTAGCACTAGAAAAGAAAAAAATTAGTGTTGATAAACAGAAAAAATAACTGTAAATTAGAAGGAGAAATACAGTATGAGTGAAATAACACAGGATAACCTACTTATGGATGATGCCGAAAGAGCAGAACAACAAGTAGCCCCTATAGAGCAAGATACTGTGGCTGAAGATTTTTTTTCTCAGCTTGATAAACAAGTTATGGGTGATGTTATATCCCAGCCAATAGAAGAAGCTCAAGAACAACAGATAACTTCCCCTGAAGGGAACCCTGAAGTCGAGCAACAATCTACTCAAGAAGTAGATAATTTAGAAAAGAGATATAGTGATTCATCTCGTGAAGCTAAAAGACTTAACAGTCAATTACAAGAGATTGAACCTTATATGCCTTTACTAAATGCAATGAAAGAAGACCCGAATTTAATTAATCATGTGAGAGATTATTTTCAGGGTGGTGGCTCAGCACCCGAAAGTGTGAAAGAGCGCCTTGGCTTAGACGAAGATTTTGTTTTTGATTATGACGAAGCTTTGTCAGACCCTAAATCTTCATCTGCAAAATTGTTTAATGCAACTGTGGATGGAGTAGTGCAACGAAGATTAGGTGATTTTGCTCAACAACAATCTATACAATCACGTAAAGCTTTAGAAGAAAGTGCTTTTAAAGATAAGTACAAAGTTTCTAATGAAGATTACTCTGATTTAATGGATTATGCAAAATCGCATAAACTAACATTAGAAGATGTTTATTATTTGAAAAATAGAGATAACCGTGATGCTCAAGTAGCTGAAGGTGCTCGACAAGAAATAGTACAACAAATGAAAAATGTTAGAACTATGCCACCTAGCGTTGCTTCGGCTGGGAACGAACAAAGAGATGAACAATCAGTAGACGATGCCGTTTTTGACAAGCTGCTATCACAAGGTGCAGGGCTAGATGAGTTAATGTAAATAAAACAAACCCTTAGGAGGGAAACATGCCTAGTACACCTTTAGCATTGTCGACTTCTACTGGTTTACTTAACAGAGGGAGAGAAGTTGGTGGAGTTAATCCAACAACAGCATACCCTACTGGTGATTTACGTAGACGTTATGACTTTGGTGATAGATTTTCAGAACTTGCCATAGCTCAAACACCGTTCTTTAGACTTGTTTCTACAATGGCTAAAAAACCTACGGATGACCCAACTTTTAAGTTTACCGAGAAGAGACATTCATTCATGAAGCGTTATGTATATATCGTTGGAAGTATTAAATCTGCTTCAACCGATGTATTTGCAGACGCAACCCTAGCACAAGCAGCAAACACTTCAGCACCCGTTGTTGGAAGTGAAGTAAAGCTTTATGCAGGAACAGACTATTACTCAGCTGGAAACATTCAAAATGTTCAAGGCCAAAGTAATGGACAAATTAAAGTAGGAGTTGATGGTACAAGACCACAATTTCTACAACCTAATCAAATCCTTAAAGTACCTATGACTGACGCAGCTGGAAATGCAGTTAACGATTATATGTTAGTTCGCATTACAGCAGTAGCAGACGCAGCAGACAAAGACCTTAGTGGAGCTGGCGGTGCATCCGCTTCTAAACTATCTCTAATTACTGGTAAAGTTCTTAGAATGTCTAGTGGAGCTGAATTAGCATCTTTCTTAGCTAACAATAAACCTGACGTAGAAGTATACGCAGAAGATATTGCTGAAGCATTAGAAGGAAAACGTTCATATGTTGTTGGTACATCATATGGAGAAGGTTCTGAATTACTTGGACAATCTTGGAAAGATAACCCATACTCAACTGGTTACGGACAAACTCAAATCTTTAGAGGCGAGTTTGGTATGACTAATACTGCAAGAGCAACAGCTCTAAAGTATGAACCAAATGAGTGGGCTAGAACATGGAAAGAAAAACTTATTGAACACAAATGGGACATTGAATGGGCTGGATTATTTAGTTCACAAGTTGCAGATGGTTCAGTTAACCACACTCAAGGTGCAATTGATTACATCTTGAATTTTGGTAATATCTTTACATTAGACCTAGCTACAAAAAGTATTGATGACTTCTTACAAGATATGTCACAATATTTTGACCCTAGATACAATCAAGACGGAGCAACAGTATTCTTATGTAGTACTGCTGTGTTTACTTGGTTGCATAAACTAGGTGGGTTCTTTAAGAATAACATTGCTATTGGCGATAATGGTAATAACTTTAATCGCTTTGGAGCAGACTTAGCCGTTACTGGTAGAAAGAAAGTAATGGGATTAGACGTAACAGAAATACAAACAGTATACGGTAAAATGAACGTAGCTAGATGTATTGCCTTAGATGGTTCACACGTTAAAATCGCTGCTATCAACATGAACAATGTTGCTTACAGACCACTAGTTGGTAATGGAGTTAATAGAGATACCTCAATTTACGTAGGAGTTAAGAATTTAGAAAACTCAGGTACGGATAAGAGAGTCGATATGATTCTAACTGAAGCTGGTTTCGAATATAAGATGCCAGAATCACACGCTATTTGGAAATAATCTAAATAGTTAATTTGCATTGGGTCCTTGTAGGTTCTTTACCTCCTTTCTCCCTACGGGGACCTTAATGCATACGGAGAATAGATATGAAATTATGGGAAAAAGTAAATAATATAACTGGTAACGATACCAAGGCTAGATATTTAGTAGAGTATATCAATGCTGGAGCTAAATTTATAGTAGCATCATTACCTGAAAAGTTTTTATGGACTATTGCTTCTGAAGTAGAAGTTACAGGTTGGAATAGTGCTGGTACTGACATTTTAGGAAACGGTTCTTCATTAGCGTATGATAAAATATTAGCAGTTTATCGTTTAGATAGTGGGAAAAAAAGAGTAGCTGTTGAAGCTCCTGATAATAGTATACATATATTTGACGAAGCTGATAGTTTGTTAACGGCTACTGAAATGTTTCCAAAATACTATAAACTAAGTGGTAAAATTTATATTAAACCAGACCCTGATTATAATTCTTCAGGAGCAAATAAAACATATACACCATTAGGGGGCAGTTCTACAACTGTTAATGCTGGTACTGGAGATAAAGGAGTGATTGTTTATTCAGCTCCCCCAATAATTGATGAAAATACAGATGATTGGATTCTTACAGAATATGAAAATATTGCTATACTATATGCTTCTTCTTTAGATTATATGAGATTAGCACAATATTATAGAGGATTATGTAAAACAGAAATAGATAAAATATTTAACACGACTATAGAATCTTTTTCTAGTGAATTGCCTAGTTCTACTCCTATATTTAATTTTAGCGATAGTGTTCCTTCTGGATTTAGCATAACAAGCACTTTGCCAAGTTTTAATTTTGCTGGAATTTTACCAACTAACATTAGCTTAACAAATTCTTTGCCTAGTTCTATAAATGTAACAAGTTCTTTACCTAGCGGATTAGTTTTAAGTAAATCGCTAGAAGATGACTATAACACATTAACTTCTTTACCTTCATACGATTCTGAATCTTTAGTTTTAAATTTAAGTAATTCTTTTGGAGATATAAATAATGCTGAATCAATACTAGAAAGCGGTTTTACTTCAGGAGATACTAGCGCCAAAGTAAGTAAATCAGCTATACATTGGTTGCAAGACGAAGACCCAGAAATGGCAAAAGCTACAACTGAAATTACTGAAATGGAATTAGGTATAGCAAAAGGAAGGTTGGATGTTGAAAGAACTAACATAGAATCGTTTGCTCAAAAAGTAAATCAAAATACTAGTGTTTTTAATAGCAATTTAACTAAATATGCACAAGAATCTAGAACTGAATCTGAAAGAATATCTTCTGGAGTAGCTAATTATCAAGCTGAAATACAAAAAGAAACACAAAGAATTAATTCTGATTTAGCTAAGTATACTAATGAATTACAAAAAGAAGTACAAAGAATACAAACAGATATTTCTAAATATCAATCTGAGCTACAAAAAGAATCAGCAAATAAAAATATTGATACACAAAATTTTTCAGCAAAATTAAATGAAGCAATGCAAAGATTTCAATCAGATATTGCTAAATATCAATCTGAAATACAAAAAGAAGGTCAAAGAGTTCAAATAGATTTACAAAATTATTCGGCTAAATTAAATGAAGCTAATATTAGATACCAAGCAGATTCTAATGTTTTTCAATTAAAAATTGCTAAAGCTAACACTAAATTACAAGAATCTGGTATTAGATTAAATACAGCTAGTGCTTATACTCAAAAAAGTAGAGATAGCATTCAAACATCTCAATTATTTTTTCAAAGAGCTATAGGTGAATTACAAGCAATTACTGGCGCTATAGTAGCTCCTGAACAACAACAACAATCTCAAAGAAGAGAGCAAGGAGCAACATCGTGAAGCTTTTAGAATTAATGGAAAGAGCAAATACTAGAGATACAAAATTAGTCATTGCTTACGTTAAAGACGCAATAAACAAAATACAATCATCAAATGAAATTACTACAACAAGCGCTAAACAAAATATAGTTAAAAATCAAAGAGATTATAATTTGCCTGCTGATTTAATTGCAATTAAACATATTAGTGTTTTAGATACCGAAGATGATAATAAGTATAAAATTATTAGAAGATTAGCAAACGAACCTGTAGTTAGCGAGGATACAAACCCATGAGTTATGACACAGATAGAACTTATGCTTATATACAAAGCGGAAAAAAATTAAGACTTTATAAAATTAGAAGAAGTTCTGGTAGAATTATTGATAATCAAGGTAGAGTCAAAGGCGGAGAATTTGATGATATTATATATCCAGATGAAGCAATTACTTTAGGATTAAGAGTAGAATATACAGCTATAGTAGACCCTTTTGTAGCTGAAGACCCTGAAACTACTTCAGTAGGTAGTTTAACTACAGTATCTTCTCCAATTGAATCTACTCATATAAATTTAAATAGAATGTTAAGTCTAGCAGTTGTAGATTATGTACGTGCTATGATGGCTGAAAGACAAGGAGATATACAGGCAAAAGAGTATTATTTAAGAGAATTTCATAAAAAGGTTGCTGACAATGAAAGCAACAGAAACAAAATGTATATCGCAAATACGATAAAAACGTATGCGGTAAAATAGGGGAATATAATGGCAAGAATAGATTATGCAACAAGCGTATCAGTAATACAAAGTACTACATTAGAAGGAAATACAGTAGAAGCTATTGATGCTGAAATTGGTAGAAGTTTAGGTGGAGGAAACTCTAGTTTAACTTGGGCTGGTTCAAATATTGATGCTTGGGCTGGTGGAGTTATGACACATATAGAAGCAACTACCACTCCAACTCAAGTAGCGGCTAGTGGAGATGATGGTGTTTGGATAAAACACACGGGCTTAGAACATGTAACTGCAGCTCCTCATTTAGGTACGGCTGCTAATAATGACGCTGTAACTATAAAATTAGCTTCAGCAAGTCTTTGCACACTAAATAGCGGAGATTGTATTTTTATACCAAAACCTTTGGGAGCTATTAATGTAGTAGGAGCAGATAATACTGGTCCAGCAATTGAATACGCAAAATTAACTTAACAGGAGAATAAAATGGCAAAAGGACTTAATGATTACGCAGTACAAGAAAGTGTTGCTCCGTATATCAAAGCAGTAGTTGCAACGGGAAGTGACCAAGACGCTTGTAGAGCTGTGCACATGAAGGGCACATCAGCAAACGTTAATTTAACAGTAAATGGTGTTGTAGTAGCATTTCATTTGTTAAAAGGACACACATATCCAATTTGTGCAACAAAAAGTAGTTCAACAGACGTAGTACTTTTATATTAGGAGTATATAATGATTACCGCAGAACAATATCAAGATATACAAATAATGCAAAATACTGATTTTGAAAACACTATTACATTTACAGCGCCACATGATACTGGTGATTATGACTATAGAGTAATAATAGCTAAAGATTTTTCTTCAAGTGCTGATATTACATTAACTGTTGGTGCTGGATTAACTAAAACAAGTGCTACAGTTTTAACTATGACAATAGCAGATACAGTTACAGATGATTTAGCTGATAATTATGAAGGTGTTTGGGAATTAGTATCTAAAAAAACTAGTGGTGGTAAATTAACAAGAGAAATACAAGGCGATGTTGTAGTTTCTCCTGGATTGGTAACGGCTTGGTAATGGCTATTAGTGCAAAAGTATCAACTCCTGTAGAGGTTAAGACTAATGTTGACAATCAAAGTGTTAACAAGTCCGTAGGCGTACAAAATGCGTCTAAAACCGATGATACGTTTACAATTAATGCTACTGAGATACCTATATCACTTACAGGCACAACAGCGGCTAATTTGCAAGATGCGGTGCAAGAAAATGTAGATGGTAGTGGAATTATTTCATCTTCAAATGTAACAACTACAGATTTAACAAAATTAAAAAATATTACGGCTACTGCTTCTGAATTGAATCAGTTAGACGATAAAGTAATAGGGGGAACTAATAACGATGATATTGTAGACGTAGGTTCTAATCAAACGTTATCAGGAAAGACAATAGAGAGTAATACTTATACTTAATAAAAGGTAAAATAAAATGGCGAATACATTTCAAATAAAAAGACACTCAAGTAACACTAATAGTAGTGCCCCTGGAACTTTAGCAAATGGTGAGTTAGCATTAAATCAAGCGTCTAAAAAGTTATTTGTTGGAAGACATAATAATTCTAGCGTAGAAGTGTTTCACTTACCTACATTGCAAGATTTAACTTATGGTGCTGGTATTAGCGGTACAGTAGCTTCTGGTTCAGACAACAATGCATCTACAATAGCGGTAGATTTAACTGACTCTAACATTTTTGCATCAACAAGTGCAAAAGGTATTGCTTCGTTTGCAAGTGCAGACTTTTCAGTATCTAGTGGAGTAGTATCTATTGGTTCAATAGGAACTTCGCAAATTGATGCTGATGCAATTACTGGTGCTAAAATAGCTGATGACCAAATTAATAGCGAACATATTGTAGCTGATTCTTTAGATGCTGAACATTATGCAGCTAGTTCTGTAGATACTACAGCTTTAGCTAATAATTCAGTTACTTCCGCAAAAATAGTTGATGGAACTATAGTTGCTGGAGATATAGCTAACGATACTATTACAGCGGCTAAATTAGCGCATGATTTGACGCTACCTGGAAATATAACATCTGGTGGTAATCTAACAGTTACTGGTAATTTAACAGTACAAGGTGATACTACTACTTTAAATACAGCAACATTAACTGTAGAGGATAAAGAGATTGTTATAGCTAACGGAGCAGCAGATTCAGCGGGAGCAGATGGAGCTGGTATTAGAATAGACGGAGCAAGTGCAACATTATTGTATGACGATACTGGAACTCAATGGGAAATGAATAAACCCCTAGAGATTACTGGTACATTAGCGGTATCTAGCACATCTACATTTACTGGAGCTATTACAGCATCAGGTGGATTTACTAATACTACTTTTGATTGTGGTACTTATTAATAGAGGGTTGAGTGGCAAATATAATAAAAATTAAGCGTGGTTCTGGCGAACCTGGAACTTCAGATTTAGCTTATTACGAGTTAGGTTATAGAACTGGTACAGAAGAGCTATACATTAACGATGGCGGAACAATTCGTCAAGTTGGTAGCGGTAGTAGTGGAGGTGGAGCTGTAGATTCTATAGCTAACTTTGCTGACAATAGACTTCTTACAGCATCTGACGCTGATTCTATTAACGGAGAAGCCAATCTTCTTTTTAGTGGTTCTACTTTAGAAATAAACAATACTGGAGATTGGAGTTATATTCTTAACAATACTAATTCAGGTGGACTAAGATTTGGAAGTAAAGATTCAGGTGGAACATTAGCATATCAAATAGAAATATCTAATACTGGTAATTATGTAAAACTAAATGAAGATGTACAACTACCAGCTACCAAAAAACTTTACTTAGATGGTGGTGGTGATACTTATTTACACGAAGATTCAGCAGATTCAGTTTATATGGTTGTTGGTGGTGTAAATGTAATGAGATTTTATGAAACCAGTAGTGCAGGGTATGCTTATGCTCCTGATAACTTTTATGTTGGTGTTGGTAATGGAATTGATTTTACTATGCGACACGATGGTAATAATAGTTATCTTAAAAACACAACTGGTAATTTACATATAAGAGGTAGAGATGATGGATATGTTACTATTGATAGCAACGATGGAACTGAAAGCATTGTTTGTGATTTAAAATCTGAGGTAAAAATTAAACACGCAGGAACAACTGTGTTTGAAACAAATAGTTCTGGATTTCAAATGCCAGCAACTAAGAAATTTTACCTTGATGGTGGTAATAATACTTACTTTACAGAAACAGCATCAGACTTAGTAGATATGTATGTTGGTGGAGTTCTGATGATGAGATTTGAAGAATCAGGAACAGATTCAGTATTTACCAATGACAATGT